ACATCTGTGAAGTCTGATGTAATGCCATAAATGTAACCATAACCAGGTTTGGGACTTGTCATACTATCATTAGGTGCTAGGTGTGAAACTCTAATTTTTACACGTTGCCAGTGTTGCTCAGGTTCCCAATTAACTACACGTGATGCTTCTGGGAGGTGATTTCCTGATTTTTTGTCGTAGTAAGCAGTTGGAAGTCCGTATTCTGGCATAGTATTCTTGTAAATAAAAAAAAATAAGTTACATAATTCAATTTTATTTATTCATTTTCTTTTTCGACATGCTCATTGAAGTATTGAATACTCTGGAGCACAATTTCATCTACATCTACTGTGTTGAAATGACTAAATTTGAATGACTCAATAGTGTCTGCTTCTGGGAAACTCATTAGAGTAATTGATTCGTCATCCACGTAGATTGCCTGGTTACCTTCCACAGGGAAACGGAACGCTGGAATTTTATAAACTACATCTCCGTTGGGCGAGACAGTGTCGTGAATAAGATGGAAACCTGGCATTGACGAACGACTGAATGTGTTGCTTGTTCCGGGATAGCACACCTGACTTGTAAAACCCATTGCTTCATAGTCATCGTCTGTATATGCTAGACAACGTTCCTCTTCATCCCATAGGTCGTAGAAATTTTCGTGTTCTCTCACCTGTGGACAATTAAATTCAAATGCTAGGTCACGAAGGCGATAACCATATAGCATCACATACTGAATATTGCCTCTGAAGTCATACTTTACAAGAATTTCTGCCCAGAGTTGTGAAATCGCTTCTTTAATGTTACCTTCGTAGATTTCTTGAGTGTGAATTTTGTATTTGGAAAAATCTTCATCGTCATATTCATTTTCTTTCTCGGTAATAACAGTAGCAACAAGTGTTCCTGTGTCTGCTCCAATATACACAAATTCAGCGTTTGGTTGCCTTTTAATAGTGGGGGTGTTGTAGTAGTCGCTAGCCATTACAGCAACACATCCTTCGGTTGTCATCCAGTGGTGAAGCCATTCCGCACGAACAATTTCCCCACTTTTTGGGTCACAATATGTTACCTGGTCAATATTCATTCGGTCTCGAAGACTATAAACGAACTGCTCGGCATTTTTACCGTGAACATAAATTGGAAGTTTGGAGTTGTATAGTTCTTCTTGTTCCTGCTCGTCTTCAGTTTCAGTATCGGGTTCCGTAGGCGGGTCAGGTTCTGGGTCAGTGTCTGATTCTGGTTCTGTTTCTGGTTTCTGAATATCCGCCATCTCCACTGGAGTATTGGCGTCTTGTTCTTCTTGTTCCTGAGTAGCATACCAGTAGTTGTAGAAAAGGTTTGTGAGTGCTTTAAACATTGTGTGTTTGTTAAGTAGAGGTTGTTTTATCTAGTGACTATTGACATTAGATGAAATCAATTTTGAAAGTTATTGTTTTTACTACTAGTAGAATAAAAAAAAGGAAGCAGGGGGTAACAAAGGGAATTTTTGCTGTGGGTTTGGTTATTTTATCTTTTTTTTATGTGGGTTTGGTTATTTTATCTTTTTTGCTGTGGGTTTTGGTTACGTCTAGTCCCGCCAGTGTTCGGGCACCTTCCTGCGGACCATACCAGGTCCTCGGAGTCGGCACGTGAGCCACATCTTGTATGGCATCTTTCCCGTCCAGGTGTGTCTTCCTAGATACGCTTGGGCGCGCTTGTGGAGGTGTTCTTCGTAGCTCATGTTTTCTGTGGGGGTAATGTGCCGGGGCATCTTGAGAGTGGACTGGAACGGCATCTTGAGTGTGGTGCGAGTGTGGTGTGTGTGTGTTGTCTAGTTCGTGTGCGGGATATGACTAACTTATAGACGCTATCACAAAATCAATTTTGCTCCTAGACTGGTACTGGCGAGGGAGTAGGTCTAATCTAGACTGGAGGAAAACAAAAAAGGAAGCAAGCGGTAACAAGGGGAGGGAACAGGGGGTATTTTTTTGGGGTTTTGTGTTTTATATTTTTTTTATTTTTGTTGGGAGTGGTTGCTTAGTGGTTGTAGTAGGAGGGACAGGCGACGCAGTACTCGTCCTCCTCGGGGTCGTAGTCGTCGTAGTAGCTGTTACTACTATGCTTTTTGTGGTAGGAGGGACAGGCGACGCAGTACTCGTCCTCCTCGGGGTCGTAGTCGTCGTAGTAGCCGTCGTTCCTGCTCTCCTGGTAGTGGAGGAAGGACGCCAGGACCTCTGGGAAGTTGGGGCTGCATCCGTAGTCCTCCGGGGCGTAGGGAGTCCAGCAAGTTTGGTCTTTGGTGAAGACGGTCCAGACGCAGTTCCGGTCGAAAGTCTCGGGTGTGGGTGGGAGGGGAAGCATGGATGCAGTGACGTAGGGACGGTCAGGAGTGGGGATGCCGATGGTCTCGCACTCGACAGCAACCTCCATCATCGTGTCGAAGGTGGCGTTGCTTTGCTTTGTGGCGTCGAGGGGGAGTGGGGTCTTCTCACCAGCCCTGGCGCAGTTCACGAGGAACTTCTGGAGGCGCTTCTGGCGGATGACCTCGAAGTCCAAGGGGGAAGAGGGGGCAGGGGGGACAGGGGTAGGAGCTGTAAAGTCTGTGGTGGAGGCGGACATCTTTGCTGTGGTTTGTTTCGGGGGAGTGTGTGCTTTCGGTTTGTGCTGTGTTCGAGTTCGAGGTTGGAATTATCTAGAAACAATGTAACTTTCTTGAAATCAATTTTGCTCCTAGACTGGACGAATGGACCCAGTCTATCTTCGTTTATAAATTTCTTGAAGTTCGCTCTGCCTGGTAGAAAACACTGCCTCTTCTAATTCTTCTGGCGAAAGTGAAATTGTTTCTCGAGTTTCTGCTTGTGTGTTATCCTGTTCAAGCATGTATTCTCCAGCACAAAACCTAAGCACCTTGTAGGGAACTTCTTTTATGAAAACCAATGTGTCACGTGGTATCTGACATCCAAAAATGTCACGGAAACCAACAATGTATGGTAAGAACAGTTGAAAATTAGTTGAATGCTTAATTAGTTCTTTCAAATAATCTTTATTTGCTTCCTGCCAACCAATGCCACCATTACGACGTCGGTAATAACGTTCAACTTCTTTGAAAGCACCAGGAATGGTGATATGAGTTTTAATCTCCCATTCGGCTACTCCAATAGGTATATAGAAATTAGGTTTCAATACTTGAACTGCCAAATACCAGTCGGATGTTTCATTTAAATTGCCCATTACTAATCGGCGGTCTTCTCCATTAAAAATTGCGAGTTTGATGAGGTCCATTTGTTTCAATTATAGGATTGGTCTAATAATAAAAAATATTAAATTCAACTAATCAATTTTACTCTTAGACTAGACTATAATATAAAAAATATTGGGGACTATTTTGTTTTATTTTTTTATTTTGTTTTGAATAATGAATAATGTAAACTGGATTTTTATGTATATAAATCTAATTTTGATTCACATAGTCACTCAACTTTTCCCAAAAACTAATGTCAGCTGTGAAGAGACCTGTCTTAACCTTCCAATGAGGGTCGAGAGAAGTATAAGATGTTCGTGTATCCGGTTCCTCAGGATTATGAAAGGTGGCACTCCTGAGAACTATTCTGTTTGTTTCCCTGTCTCGAAAAGCTCCTTTTACATATGTACTATTGACCTCTTTTCCAGCAAAGATTAAATCATACTTTGTGGTATCTTCGTTGTGCTTGATAAAATAATCCTTACAGGTTTCTGGTAGTTTGTAGTCCATATCACAGTATTTACGGTGTAGTTCATAATGTTTAAAAGCTTCTCTGAGTAGTTCCAAAGTTAATCCTGTTGTTCCTTCTCCGGTTCCACGGGGTTTTCCTTCTATTTTTATCCTGCCAGCAGATGTGTATCCTTTCTTTGTCAAATGCGAAACTGAGATGGACATTCTTGTTTGTGTTGTGTTGTGTTCGAGTATGGAATTAATAAAAATGATATATGCTAGGTTAGAATCAATTTTGCTCCTACACTAGACTATAAATATAAAAATAGGTTACCATAATTATTTAGGATATTTAATAAGCGGGAAGTGTGTTAATAGTGTATCTACGTGGTGCTGGATTGGGTCGATGTGTCATCATTTCATCATCTCGCAATAGGTTGTAACGATAGAAGAAGACGTCATTCGCCAGAGGATTGGGTTTCTTAGTGTTGAAAATCCCACCTTCCTGAAAAGCTTCGTAATAGTCAAACATCTGGTTGTCTTTGAGTAGGTCCGGTGTAAAAGTATAATTCGCTGGAGCAAACACAGTATCAATCCGGTCACGAAGGTCCTGTAGGACTACGAACTTGTCTCGTGATGGAATGTAACACAATTTAAATATATAATAACAATTTTGCTCTTTCCAAAATGCAATATCTACTAAGTCGTGCTGTCCATTCCTTCGGTAATGCTCAATAGTATCTAGGATTTGAATGATTGATAGAAACTTCCAACTACGCCATTTAATGTGATAGAATTTTGAACTGAGACCTTCACATTCCCAGGAATAATACATATAGAGAAGTTCACGTGGAAGATTAGCATTCCTTATTTTTTTTAGGTCTTGATTATCTAGAAAGTCGAAAAACCCTTCAAAAGATTTAGGGAAACCATTACAAGGATAATTTAAATACTTGGAATATGCTGATTTCGCGATAGAAACACAGGAATATATACTTGGATTACCTGTTCTAGTATATGGTGTGCGGTCATTTACGTGAACAGTTAGTTCAGTGTTCCAAATTGATACACTAAAATCAAATGCGGCTTGGTCGCGCAAACGGTTGAGTTGTCCTCGGGTTGTTACTGGCATTTCTTCTTGATAATTCGGGAGTATTACTGATGAATCTGGTCTAAGTATTTAAATCAATTTTACAGGTTAGTCCAGTATTACAGAAATATAATCTACAGCCTCTTGAATATTATCGAATAATGGAATATTTTCATGCTTTGACTTACTAATTAATGCCTTGCGAACTTCCATTACTACATTATAATTTAGGTCAGGTCTTGTCGCGAGATATTTTTGATGCGTTTCAATAGGCAATACTACAATTGCGTCGGGAGTATAGTCATAAAATAGGCATCCTAAAATACGAAAACCATAACATTTACTCTGACTATGAAGATAGTCACATCTAGTGTAGTTTAACCGCACGTTGTCTCCAATTCTTTCCTGATAATGCCAATCGGCACCTAAGTCAGCGAATAAATCATCTGAGTCTATCCAATTTTTGTTATCTGGTGCTTGCGCTCTAATATACGTTGTTTTTCCACTAGCAGGTGGTGCCAATATCACAGCTCCTCTTGAATGTCTAGCATACTCTTTTGAATATTTAGAATACACGTCACTACCATCACAATACTTGAACATAATAAAAAATATATTACTTATACTCTTAAATAATTTATAATACTTCAATCGTCGAAAAACTTATCGCGAATACGCTTGCGCTTTACCAGTGTAGCCTCTACTGCGATATACTTAATATGAGTCTCGCCGTCAATGAAGGTCATCTTAACTAGTCCCTGCTCGTTGATAACACCAAAGGCGTCACAATACTCGCGAATAAAGTCCTTGTTTGCTGGATGGTAAATAGTCTTGTTGCTCAAGCGAGGATGAAGTCGCGTAGTCTGGTCCTCCTGTGGAGCGGTCTCGTCGGCCCGGTAAATAGTCTTGATACTATAACCGTCGCTAATAGCGTCAATTACACCGTTGGAAGTATCGAGTGGCATTTTGTTTCTGTTTCAAGTTCTAGACTGGATTGTATTCTGCGGATTAGAATGAATTGAGAAATCAATTTTATTTACTTCTATTGCTTAGGAACCTAGTAATAAAAAAATAAGTTACTTTTTGATTTATTAATTTTAAAGTTTTTAATTGTATGGGGTTACTGGAAGCGAGAAGTAATCGAGGTCTTCATCGTTGAAAATGTCGATGAGTTCGTCGAATGTGTGATGGACTGTGTTATCACCAGGAGCGAAGTTGGAACTTCCACGGAAATGTGCCTCGCGGTCCCAACCACTACTTCCTCCATCCATAAGGAATACATAGGTCTGAGTGCTAGGAATATAACTGAACTTCATAATGTGACCCATTCCACCATAGGTGAACCCTAGGTCGATGAGGTCTCGCTGTCCATTGTCACGGTAATGCTTGAGTTGTTCCATAACACGATACAACGACATGAATGTCCAGTAACGGTTGTAATAGAACTCGGTGCTAGCATCTGCTACCTCTGTGCAGAAGGTTTCGTAAAACTGGAGGAAGTTGGTGTCAAATGGAACTTCTCGAATAAGTTTCTTAAGGTTATCACGCTGGTCTCGTGTCATTGTGTTCCTCGGAACTGATGGGTTTTCTTGGTCTCCTGCGAAGAAGGGTTGGCGAGTGCTATCATGTCCTTCGCGACTAAAACTTCCTCTTTCAATAATATCTTGAATACGACGGGCGAGTGATGAACGAGTGCTGACTGGCATTTTTGATTTCTTAGTATAAACTGGGATTTTTATATGAAAAAAAAATGAGTAACTGAAATCAATTTTGAAAATGAAACTATTAATGGGGGATATACTCTCGCATTGTAATCGAATAACGTTCGCCTGATTCAATAGATTTAGGGATTTCGTGTGTATAATACCTTTGACTTCCACCTGCCATAATGAACAATGAATTATTGGTCATCTTGAACTCGAACTCTTGGGGATAATCAGTGTCAATATCTGTGGACGATGTCTTAACTTTCTTGAACACTAGGTCACGAGGTGACCCTAGGGAAATAACCACAATAGTGGGTTCTTCACCGAAACTAATCGCTGAATCACGATGAGGACGAATGGAATCACTACCATCACGATACTTATTGATGAGCATACTATTCAACGTTGGAATTTTTACATTTGTGTCTCCGAGTAGAAACTTGAGTTTTTCTTGAACGTATTTCTCTAACTCGTCTAGTTCTCCAGAATACTCGTTTGACTGCCATCTAGGATACCTATTGTGCCATTGTTCACAGAAATAACCATTACCGCGTTGAAACCACAACTGACGCCTAGGAATATCTTTACCATTGGCATTCTCACCACCACGGAACTCAGTGGCATTCAAATATTCTAGTATGCGGTGCCGTAGTCCCTCGGGGAGAAAATTCGGTTGGTGATAGAAGAGCGCTGGAGTGCCTTCTGTTTTAACTTGGATCATAACAATTAGATGTTACTAATGATTAAGTAGATAGAAAATTAAATAAATCAATTTTTACGCTTGTTGAGTTTCTTGGACTTTTTATTTTCCTGTGGTTTCTTTTTCTTTGCTTTTTTACTGGTTTTCTTACGAGAACCACCCATAGCACCTATTTGAAATTGATTTGGAATTTGAAATTGTTGTTTAATTTCACCAATTCTTGCTCCTTTTGGTCCTTTTGGTCCTTTTGATGTAGAAACTTCTTCATTTCCTCCACTTCTCCTTTTTCTTGTATCTGGTAGTGGTAGTGGTAGTGGTAGTGGTAGTAGTTGTTGTTGTTTTAGTCTAGCACTATATTCTTCTCCTCCAGCACCAAACACAGCTGAAAAGGATGTTTCTATTTCTCGTGCTTCTTCTCGTGCTTCTGCTAATTTATTTATTATAGTTCCTAAATCAGCAAATACTTCATTTTCATTAGAAGGAAGTAACAAATATTTAAACAATGAATAGGCAGGATAATCATTATCATTATTTTCTTGATAACTTTCATATTCTTCAGGAGCATAGTTATTTATTAATGGTTTTAATACATTAAGCGCAAAATCTTCAGCTTGACTGTCGGAAAATAATTTTTTATAACCTTCGGGTTTTGTATAAATTATTTCTGGTAAATCTCGTAAATTTGGTATATACCGTTTTGGAGAATTTAACCATGGATTTTCTGTATCTTCTACAAACAATTCATTTGTATTATGCTTTTGTATCTTTCCGGGGGTGCGTTCATCATCTCCACCATCACCTTCTCCATCATCTTCCGACTCATCTTCTCCATCATCTTCCGGGTCATCTTTCAGCTGACCATCCGACCCTCTTTTTCCAGCACCTCCGCCTTGTTCAGGACTAATATCTAACCAATCTGGAAAGGCATTAGCCATAAGACTTTTATATTGTTTTTTTTCTTCATCCCAATCAATAAATTTTGGTAATTTTCCAGTTACTCTAGTTTCATGATCAATATCTATTTTACAATCATCACGTAACTTAGGTAGTGGTGGAGCTTCAAACTCATCTACCCTTAGATTATGAGCATCTACTTCGGTTTCAATCAATTGTTTTAACTCACCATAATTGATATTAGTTCGTATAATTTGATTTTTTTTCCCAGTAATTCTTACCCTTCCCCTACTCCTTAATCCAAGTAAATTTTCTGGTCCTAACTTTTTATAATCTAATATAGCCTTTTTTATTTCCTTCATTAATGATTCTCTTTCCTTCATTAACATATTATAATCATCATCAGGATCAGGTGGTGATGCTCCACCAAGATCTTTAATTAACATATCAACATCCGGTCCTAGAACAATTTTACAAATCATATACATTCTTATTTTATCCATATCTCCATTCATAGCTGTATTTACATTATTAAGATGATCTCTTATAGCTACTAATCTTGCCAAAAAATAAAGGTCAGCATTTTTATCTGCTACACTATTATCACCCCAAGCATTCGTAGTATCATCAGGACCTTGGGATAAATAAGTCCTAAGATCTGCTGAATTATCTAAAGGTGGGTCTTGTATTTGTAACGGGTTAAAAGCTCCTCCTTTTTGTTTTTTCTTTTTAGATTTTTTTTTTCTACTTCCTGCTACTTGAAAACCAGCATGATTATATTGAGAAACCGCTGGCGTTACCATTATTCGGTCTGCTATTGTTCTACACGCAGTCTGAATATGATTTCTATTTCTATGGAAACCGTCATTACTTAAATCATTACACTGTGTTAGTCTAATTAGAATTCTATTTACTGTGTCATAATCTCTACCATCATCACCTCGTGTAATAGACCAACTTTGGTAACCTGGGTTAGTAGCATTTTGAATATTATCTGATAATAAATTTGGTGTTCCATCATTAAATAATCCATATCTCATTCTAGTATTAGGAAATCCATCACTTATACAGTTTATAACAATATCATTATACATTTGGCGAACGTTACGCCAGTCAATTTCCCAACTGGGTCTTGGTCTTGCTGAGTTCCATTTTAAAAGTGCAATCGCATTCTTAACTTGGTTACACAATCTATGTGAACTTCCATATTCTAATATTTTTTCTATTTCATCAGCATTTGCTGTTGAGAATCCTAAAAGTGATGCGGCCATTAAAATAGGTAAAGCGTGCTCACATTCGGGAAAATCTAATATCCATTCCCCACACCAAATACATTTAACTCCTACAGATTTACCATAACCAGCTGCCTTACATTGTCTAGGGTTATCTTCTGTTCTTGTTAATAATTTTCTATATAATTGACTTCGAAATCCAAATAAATTAGCACAAAATGTTGATGTATCACCTGAAGTAACTACACCAGGTTCAAAACTTTCCATAAATTTATCAATATTAAGCGTTGTTTGTAATCCACCTCTTAAGTATACAATATTTAAATAATCACTTATGTCATTATTTGTTATAGGCATTTCTCCTGGATTTTCTCCTGGATTTTCTAAAAAATTGTTTAATTTTGTATGAATGTCATTTAACTCAGCTACAACTCTTGCTTGAAAGTCAGGTTTGTTTTCGGGTGTAAAAAATTGTTTTTGTTCCGGAGTAAATGCTAACAAACTTTCTTTAGGTAGAGCTCTTATTTGTTCTGTTGTTAAAGCTGCTATTTCGTCCTGTGTTAAAGCTGCTATTTGTGCCTGTTTTAAAGTTGCTATTTGTGCCGGTGTTAAAGCTGCTATTAGTGCCGGTAAAGCTGCTACTTGTTCCGATGTTAAAGCTTGTATTTGGTCCTGTGTTAAAGCTTGTATTTCGTCCTGTGTAAAATCTGCTATATCTGCCGGTGTTAAAGCTGCTATTTGTTCCGGGGTTAAATCTGCTATTTGTTCCGGGGTTAAAGCTTCCATTTCTCTATATATAAATAAAACACAGAAAATATTTACCACGGTATCCACATTATTTCTGGTTTTCCCTTGGTAGCTAAATATTCATTAGTTTTCCGGAAGTGGTTACATTGAAACCAACCTCCCTTATTAGCACCCAAAGGACTAGGATGTGTGGCGCGCAAAATATGATGCCCATTTGTTTTTAATCCCTTCACAGTATCACTGGCATTCCTACCCCAGAGTAGTAACACTACACCACTACCTGTTTCATATAAAATACTCTGGATAAGGTCTCGTGTGAAACCACGCCAAGCCTTGGCGTGTGAGTTTGGTTTTCCCTTTTCCACAGTTAAACTGGTATTCAAGAGTAGTATTCCCTGGCGTGCTAGATATTCAAGATTACCATCTTTATGGGTTGTATAATCAAAATCCGGATATTCATTGGATATCTCGCGGAATATATTACGAAGACTTGGTGGAATCTTTTGTCCAGTTTTTACACTGAAACTGAGACCATTTGCCTGTCCTTCTCCGTGATATGGGTCCTGCCCTACAATTATAACACGAGTGTCACGTATATTAAACCAGTTGAATGCATTGAACCTCTCTTTAGATGGAGGAAACACTGTTTTGTTGAGGACTAACTCTTGTTGCATTAAAAAAAAATTTATTCCACGATACAACTCGTGATCCAATATTTTTTCCAATAATTCCTTATAATCTGTTTTAATAATATTCAAGTTCATATAAATATCCATCGATTATTTATTCATTCATTCATTCATTCATTCATACTTCACTAGTAATTTCATCACAATGACACACAACAAAATTGTAATCTGATAGGTCATTACCAAACTGGTCGTAAATATTTTTTTTGAAATAATCAATCTTCCAACCGTCACAAAAGTCATCATAACACCGATTTGTAAGACTAGTGAAATTCAATACATTACTATCTAGTTTAGCCTTACCGTGATGTTCCCAACAACAGGTGCCATTATTACAACATATCTTATCACCATCAAAGCAATTAAACAATACGTGGCGTCCTTTAATATGAAACTTATTGTCGTGTGGAAGCCCGCTAGGTTGAAGAGTAGGTATGTTCAATACAATCGCACCTTGTCCATGTTTCTCGCAATATACTGTAATCCCAAATACGTTATCGAATGCCTGTGCCATTACTGATTTTACTAGTATGTCTGGGAATAAAAAATAAATTCAATTTTAATTATACCTATTCCTATTTAACGTAACAATTCATCTCAGGGTATTTAGAATACAACTTGAAAATAGCAAGTTCCTTTCGTTTTGCCTCAATCATAATATCGATGTCTACGTCATACAACTCAGGAATTTCCAAGAGTTCATCTGGAATTTCCTCAATGAAATCAGAGTGGTGACCTATTTTCCCTGTTCCCTGCTCAGACACGTGGAACTTAGGTTTTATATCGCCCCAAGTTTCCAAAACCTGTGGAATGTAATACTCCAATGGTTCCTGTGGGTCAGTTTTATTGATTTCACTATAACAATAGAAGTGGTGAGTATCCAGCACAACTGGCACCCCACACATTTTCGAAATATCGAGGCAATCTTGAACCGAAAAACTACGTTCGCAATTTTCCAAGACTAGTCTCCTACGAATGTGTTCCGGAAGTTTCTTGTAGTTTTCACTCCATCTCTTCTTTGTCGCTTCTTTGTAACCATAGGTTCCACCTCCGTGAATAACCATAACTGATTCAGGGGGCATCTCCATTCGGTCCAATACCTCGGCGTGCCAATCCAAGTCGGCAATTGTGCGTTCAAGTTTCTTCGGGTCTGAGGTTCCCAACACATTGTATTGTCCTGGATGAAACGTGAGTCGGTGACCATATTTACGCGCCAATGCTCCTGCGGCTTTCAACTCGGCATCTGCGAAGTCTAGTGTGTAATCAGGAACATTTTCATTACACTTGTGTGGAAAAATCTCGCTTGAAAGTCGAAAAACACGAATACCATTCTGCTCATTCCATTCAATAAGTGGAATTAGGTCCTTACAGTTTTGTAGGGCACGTGCTTTGAGTTCCTCAATACCCTTTTCTTGAATGACGCGTTGAATAATAGTGCGCGAGCAATATACACTAGGTTTAAGGTCACGTAGAGTGGTATTGAGACAACACAGTCCAAGTTGAATTCGTTTTTGTTCACTGGGCATTTCTTCTGTTCTGCTAAGAACTTTTGGAAAAGAAAATAAATTCAATTTTGATAAATAGGTTAGTTATTCTTTATCCGAAACTGGCGTTTAGAATTACAAATTATTAAAGTAATTTGCTATATGTTTTGAAATTTCCCAATCTGGATGACCCGCATCTTTTGCTAATTTCTCATGTATAAATAAACTACAAGCAGTATTTATTTCAGATATTGTAAATTGTTTATTACGTGTTTCAAATATATCAATAAAATGTATGCCCTTATATGGACTTTTAATATAATTATTTAAAATACGTTGTGTCTTTTCACCTAATTTTAAAATTTTTTTAGGTGGATTGGCTACAAACTTCATTCTTGTTTTATTTAAGCACACTGAAACCTTCCAATTATCTTTTGTTGGTTTATCAATAAAACTATAAGGTAATGCTTTTCCATTAATTACAATTACCCTATATAGTGATACGTAATCTATGTATTCTTGTATTACAAATGGGTCACTGGGTATATTTTTGATTTTGTTATGAACCTCGCTAAAATTCATTTTTTGATTAAGTTTTTCAACATAAGCTCCTTGTGATATGGAATTTGATGGTTTAATTATTAAATATTTATGTTTTTTTAAAAGTTTTAATATTAATAGTACAGTTTTTTTGTCTTTTTTCCCTTCCCAAGTTTTAGGATGATTTATTCCAGAATTATATAAAACAAATGAACATTCTAATTTATTAGAAGTCAGTTGTAACAATCTTGGTGGATTAATTACTTTAACGTTATTATTTTCCAACATTTTTAAATAATTTATCCAATCTGTATCAAAAGGAGTAGCAGTTCTTGGATGAACAATTATATTTTTATTTTTTAGTTTTGTTATTGTATTTTTTAATTCTGTAGTTGTAGTTTTTTTACAGTCAACATTTATACTACTACAAATTTTATTAGCAAAAGCATAACTCTTTTCGGTATGTAAAATAATTACAACTTTGTTTTTTTTATTACTTTTAAAATTTTCACTATTTCGAAATAAAATTACTGCTAAAAAAATTAATATTATAACAGTAAGTGTAATTAAATTAAAAATTTTATATGATTTATTCTTCATATAATAATGGTAATAAAATTAATTAGATAACTGTAAATATAAAATTATTTCCATATCTATTAGAGAGTTTCAAAACAAAAATAAATTAAATTTTGATAAATAGGTTAGTTATTCTTTATCCGAAACTGGCGTTTCCAGGGATTTCAATTGTTCGCGCTTATATTCTAGTATAGATACCGAATAACCTGGGTCACAATGTAAATTATGAATATAATACTCACACTCATTATGCTGATGGCGCACTCTCCACCTACCTAGAGCTGTGGTTTCTATAGGCATAAGAACCTTATACAACTGTTTCAATACACGCATATTATGTAGTTAGTTTTAATGATAAATTTTAGTGAATATAAAATTCATTTCAATTTTAAAAAATAAAAAATAAGTTACTAGATTTTTTCTGGTGAAAATATCTAAATTACAAGGAAGTGTGGATTATAGAGACTAGGTTTATTATATTTCAATTCCTGCATTTTTTCCGGTGATGGCATAAGTAGGGGGTCATACTCCACAATTCTTCCGCCAGCGAAACGATGGACTGCGTGTGCCGCACAAATATCCCATTCCATAGTGGGTCCCAAACGCGGATACATATCTACCCTACCATCTGTTACCATTACCACCTTAACACTACTTCCTCCTGATAGTGTTTTATAACCATATTTAAATGTCGCGTTAAGAAAGTCTGTTGTTGCCTTATTACCGTGTTTTCCTGAAATAGCAACTCTATAACCACGGCGCTCTTTGAAATCACTACCGCGAGTAAGATTACGCATAAGAAGTCGAGACTCTACACCAGTAGCAGAAACTGAGAAGCTTCCTGCGAATTTATGTCCCCAATAGATATGGTCTCGCATTGTGTCTGAGAAAATTCCAAACACTGGTTGAAATCCAGAAAGTTGCCCATTACTGTCACGCTCACGAACTACTAGTCCAATATTTCCACAAGTAAATGTGGCATCTGGATTCTCAAAGTCAATATAATCACTGGTGCCATCCAAACCATCTACATACCATATTCCATCTATGTCACTGTCAAATCTTGCTTCCATACTCTCTGGTGAGTTCTCTTCTGCTACAATTACGTAACGATATCCATTGCGCAACATGAGTCGGTTAATGCGAGCAATAAATTCACAAATTTTATTATTTACAAGAATATCTCCTTGTGTAGTTGGCGAACGTCTTCCACGTTCATCTGTTTTCCATTCAATAGGCATTTCTGGATGCCTTTTTTCACGAAGAATAGTATTACATTCACGGATAAGACTAATAAAGTCACGGATGTTATGAAGTGTGTAAGCAATTGCGTCCATTTCTATTATTCAATGGGTAACTGAGTATTTGTTCTACTTAAGAGTAGAAATTATTAATTCAATTTTATTTCCTAAGTATATACTATAAGTATGACTGCTCGTCAGTATCCAATACATTATGTTACCTATGTTAAAAATAAAAATAATAAAAAATTACCAGAAGAAGTTCCAGTAAGCGTATATGATACAGAAAAACAAGGTTTCCACGTTTTACCTATTCTAGCTGACGACTACGTAGTTCCAGATGAGGTTAAAGCATACCACGCTGGTTTTAAGCATATGCGCGATATTGCTATGCCTAGAATAGTAACTCTTAAAAATAAAAATCCAAATTTACAAGGCGCTTTTATTGTTGAAGGAGACCTTTGTTTAGACGCTGACTTCACATTCAAAAAATTTTTGTCTATGAAATTAAGGAAACCTACTTGGTTAGGATATAAGAAAATTCTCTATAATAAAGGTGAAATAGACTATGTAGTGGGAAATTTTATGATTTATATTCCCCGAGATTATATTGATAAAATGGCGGAATGGTTTAACGAGCAGAAACAACTAGTTTATAGTGATAGATTCTTCACAAAACTAGTTACTGCTGGTAAATTACAGATTGATACTGATAAAAGTTACGCTAGTGAAATTGAACACGAAAGTAATGTTAAAGGTGGTATAAGAGTATCTAGTTGTAGAATTAAATTAACTAAAAATTCAAAGAAAAAAAAATTAACTGTTCGAGTTGCCAGTAGAAAGAATTCCAATCTACAAAATTGATTTCTCATAGGAAATCCTAGACTAGACACTCATCTAGAAACACAACAACCTATACAACAAAATGATCCAAGGAACTTCCCACGAACAGTTCCGCCCAGTTCGCTTCATTGAGATGGAGGAGAACGACAACGGCGCTACTCGTGTAGTCTTTGTCAGTGACCAGGTTTTCAGCACTCGTGAAGTGCTCACCAACGCTTTCGGTATAAGAGGTTGCCCCTTGCCATATGTCATTGAAGGCGGAGTGACTGTAGTGGAACGCGTTATTCACCACATTAGCACTTACACTTCAGAGTTCATTGACGTCTACTACCAAGAGATTTACACTGGACAGGTGGCAGAAGATATCCCAGATTTTATCGAGCAACACATTGGTAAAACAGTTCAGGTTGTATTCCAAGAGAACATGGTTACCACTGAAACACAGATGGAAAACCCTATTGTTACCATTACAGAGGAACTCGAAGAGGTGTGGGAGTTTGCCACCCAGAACTTTGTGATGAACCACCACGAGGATTACTTCCTGCTCTTTGGTATGACATACCGCCAATGCGAAAGCGCTGACTACGACGGTCGGCTCTTGGTTAACTACTCATTCATCCCAAAAGAAGAAACTTATATGGAATACTACTGTGAAGTTTGTGATACCAACTTTGATGGTCGAGATGAGGAAGCCGTTCATAACCACCAACTGTGCGCAGATAACGCTAACAGACAACTCCAGAGTGACCCAGATGCTGTGGATGCTATGGATACTGTGGTAGTGGTTGAAGAAGACAGCGATAGCGACAGCGAAATTGAAGAAGACGACAGCGAAATTGAAGAAGACGACAGCGAAATTGAAGAAGACGACAGCGACAGCGATGGAGACGGAGATGCAATTAGAGAACGCGAGGAACTAGATAACCTCCCAAGGAATGAAAATGAATATGAAAACGGCTCATTGGAAGACCCAGACTCTTGGAATATCAACTCTTATTTTACTTATATTAATAGTAATGTGAATAGTGGAAACTACGACTTCAACAACAACAACATTACAGTTCGCAATTGTCCAAGGCTTATTGGAGAACCACTGAGGATATCAACGTAAGTCCCCTAAGTCACCAATTCAAATCACCAGGAAAAAAATCAGTAATTAATTTTTTATAATAGTTTTTAACTGCGGCGGAAATATTAGGATTATCGGGTTTAGAATAAAGGTCAAACTCATTAAAACGTTTTACATTGCTAAGTGTGTATGAGTCACCTGGTAGCAAGAGGTGCTTGTATGCCCCTCCAGTATGCCAGGGATAAAAACTATGAAATCTAATTATGTCCATATATTTTTTATCTAAGTTGTGCTTGTCTTTATTGCCCATAAGCACTTGATACAAGTATTCATCGTGACCATAACTAAGTGTAAGTGCTTCTAATCCACAGTGTGGTTTATATACTCCATATTCAGCATACTTTTTAGGATTTTGTATAGTATCATAATAAGGAACACACTGGGGTATTTCAGCACCTAGAACATATGTGTCACCTACAATATTATAACTAGGTTCCCTAAAATTAAATAATACTTTGCCTAAGTCGTGTATTAAACCAGTGATTTGCATTTGTTTATCGTGTGGATATCGCTTACGTATTTTCTCGGCAGTTTGATAGGCGTGAATGCTATTTGGCATATCCAAGTCGGGGTCACTGGGGTCAATAAATGTGTCCATTAGTGATAATGCCGTATTCATACTCATAACTCCGTGGTCTAGTTTTGAATACTTTTCTCTTAAAGCACGTGATTTTTCTAATGACTGATTTTGATAGAGACTAGAATAGAAGTCTCGCACACCCACTTTTTCCTGTGTATAATTACGTAGCATAACTAAGTAATTTTTTATTAGAAAAAAATATTAATTTCGTTTTAAGTAAATAAAACACACTACCCAGAGTATAACTATATTTATTCCAGAGTGTATAGAAACAACACGGTCAAAGTTATCTGAATTCCAGGGTTGATTGAAAAATTTCATAAATGGTTCATAAAACCATCTCAAGTATCTCTCAGAGAAAACACTAGTTGTAGTAACATCAGTGTAATCTTCTCCAAGTTTCTCAAGAACACTACGCAGGATGGAACCCGAACCACATATCTTCCAATGAATAGGAATTAAAATGAAAATCAATAAGAAATATTTGGCGGTTAATCTTGCCATCCACTTTGGCACCATAAATAACACTAAAGGTATCACTAAAAGTGCAACATATCCGAGAATCAAATTTGTTCTTAATAACAGATTGAGTATTCCAGGTTTATCACCTATGGGTTTCATTTAAATTAAAACTAGAAATAAATATAAATCAAAATAAATATTTAAAAAAAAAAATAAATTTATAACTACTATAAAATGATTTCTACTAGAGCACGAGGAACAAATCTTTTAAACCATCTTAGACAACGCAATATTTCAGTTGAAGTATCACGCCACTTCGTAGGAGGACTTTGGAGAGGCACAGTTACAGTATATGGAGAAACCTTCGCTGGTCAGGGCACTACACAGAAGAAGTTCGTGGATGATGCCATGAGTAGAGCAGAGAAAGTAGTTTACAAGAACATTCGTCCTAAAGGTTACGAAGAATATTTATATTAATCACTTTTTATTTTTTCCCTTTTTACCTTTACCCTTGGCGCCATTATCGCTAGCGCCATTTCCACGCTTCGCCTCTCCAATGCGAATATGCTTACTGTTATAAATAGTTCCACTTCCAGTGTCGTTTGATGCCGAACCTGACTTACCACCCCGCTTCCTACCCAACTTTACACCCGAGTTCGAGGAACCACCACCACCGCGTGAGTTAGCGCCAAAATCATCATAGTCGAGATAGTTTTCCATTCTTAGGTTGTTTTTGTCCATTCTAGCATCTCTATGAATAATTCAATTTTATTTTTTATTTTTGTCGGCTTAAAAAACTGGCAAGAGTAGTATAAAATGCCCAATTTCTCAGACTTAAAATTTATTGACCTTTTTTGTGGAATAGGTGGTTTTCACGTTGCTCTTAAAAGACTAGGCGCCCAGTGTGTGGTTGCGTGTGACACCGACAAAAGATGTCGTGAAGTTTATCATGCAAATTTCGGTATTGTGCCCGAAACTGATGTTCGTGAATTAAATCCTGGTGAAATGCCTGATTTCGATATTATATGTGGAGGGTTTCCGTGCCAACCATTCTCTAACGCAGGAAAGAAACTGACACTAGACGACGACCGTGGATTACTATTCGATGAGATTATTAGACTTGCCGTTGCCAAGCGACCCAAATTTATGTTCCTGGAAAATGTAAAGCATATTCTCAAAGTAGGTGGAGGTGAAGTATTTGAATACATTCGTGGTAAGTTAGCCCACTCAGGTTACAACCTACAAATATTCCGCATGTCACCACACGAATATGGAGTTCCACAACAGCGCGAACGTATTTACTTCGCCTGTGTTAGAAATGACCTTTATAATGGAAGCGATACCCCACTCATTAGACAACCCGGTGCTGTATTGGATTTTGAAAGTTACCTAGACCCTAGCGAGAATTGTGAGCAATATAAAATTAGTGCGGAGTTGAATAGTGTTTTAGAGGCGTGGGATGAAATGATTGCTATTTTTCAGGAGGATGAACGACTATCACCTACCATATTGGTAAATGAGTTTTATAAAAAATATACGCAAGAAGAATACTCAGCACTCGCAGATTGGAGGCGAGACTACATTGAAAAGAACCGTCCACTATATATTAAATATAAACCACACTGGGACGCCTGGTATGAACGTCACAAGGAAGTTCTTTCAAAGAGAGAGGTATATTGTAAATTGGAATGGCAGGTTGGTCTCAAAAAACCTAATGATTCAATATTCAATTATTTTATACAGATAAGACAGAGTGGAATAAGAGTGCGTCGACGTGAATACTTCCCTACACTAGTTGCCATTTCACAAATACCAATTTATGCCTCCGAGCGTAGATACATTACACCCCGCGAGTGCCTGCGACTACAGAGTTTCCCCGATGATTTCATTATGAGTGCCGATGACCGCGCTACATACAAACAGGCAGGTAACGCTGTTAATACGGAGAATGCTGGTAATGTTATTGAAAGTATTTTAAGGGCGTATGGATATTCTTAATCCTTTTAAAACTTAAATGTCATTGCCTTACGCTCACTGTCTGTTTTTGCTTTAGTCCTATTACTAAGAAATTTAAAATAACGTTCTGCTAATTTAAATCTGGCGGGAATATTTTTGGCATTGGGATACTTAGTCTTGCGGTATTTATAGAATACGCCTAGTCTTACTTTGAGTATCATGCCCACCTGCCATATTCTTTTATGTGGATATTTCCCATTTTTGTATAATTCTTCGAGTTTTTCTATTGTTTCCTCTACGTCTTCTACTGTAGAGTATTTAATAGGTATTGTGTCACTAGGGTCTTTGTCTATATAAACATCAAAACTACGTTTAGGGTCTTTTGGGTTAAAAAGAAACTGTGGTGCCTTCTTCTTAGTCTTTGAATTTCTTTTTGAATTTCTAACTAGTGTCTTTTTAGATACTGGCATTTAAAATAAACAGAGAAATGATTTAGAATTAGAATTAACTAATTTGAATTTATTTCTTCGTGAAGAACTCCTACATAATTAAAGGGAGTGAGACTATACAATTGCTGTTTAGTTTCTTCACTAATGTCTAATGTTTGAATGAACTCGTGGAGACGTGAGTATGAAAGTCGCTCATTGTTACGTGATAGTCCTTTTAATTTTTCATAGGCATCAAGGAAACCTTCACGTCTAAGTAGTGTTTGAACGCCTTCAGTAATAACTTCAATGTGATTATCCAAGTCTTCGTGTAACTTAACAGGATTAATGTTAATTTTTCCTAGTCCATTACGTAATCCTGATATAGCAATAGTGATGTGTCCAAAAATAGTCCCCAGGTTTCTAAGGACAGTGCTATCTGTTAAGTCACGCTGAAGTCTTGAAATTGGTAATTTGTTACTCATAAAATCTAAAAGACTACTGGCAATCATAAGATTACCTTCAGCGTTTTCAAAATCAATGGGGTTAATCTTCTGTGGCATAGTTGAACTACCTGTTTCATCTGGGTTAAATTCTTGAACTAAGTAGTCCATTGAAATGTATTGCCAAATGTCACGTGCCATATCCACTAGTATAGTGTTAATGCGTCTAGTATTATCAAAAATAACAGCTAGATTTTCATAATTGTCAATTTGACTAGTATAACGCTCACGAGTGAGTCCAAGACACTCATTTACAAAAGTGTCTAACTCTCGTGTCCAGTCTATATCAGGATAAGCGAGGCAATGAGCGTTGAGGTTACCTACGGCACCACCAAACTTCCCATAGTATTCTACGTTTTCCAAGAGACGCAATTGTTTCTCTATACGATAATGAAATACGCGAAACTCTTTGCCCATTGTAGTTGGCACTGCTGGTTGTCCATGCGTGCGACTCATCATAACAGCACTACGCCAGAACTGTGATTTCTCGTTGAGGTCTGCTAATAAATCTCTAATACTAGGAATAAATTCTTGTGTCATAAAATCTTTTATACTCATTGTAACACTAGTGTTATTGATGTCTTGACTTGTGAGTCCAAAATGAATTAAGTAACTCTTTGTGTAAATTCCTATTAGTTTAAATCGTTCAGCGAGGTAGTATTCAACTGCCTTTACATCATGGCGAGTCTTGCGTTCAATCTCGCGTATCTTCTCACATTCTATTAAATTGAAATTTTTATAAATATTTTTTAATTCGTCAAATGTGGCATATGGTAATTTTTGACCTGTTACTTTTTCAAACAGGAAAATAAAATATTTTACTTCTACCTCTACTCTATATTGGAATAGGGCAAATTCTGAAAAGTAATTTGATAGTCTACGTGTCTTGTTACGGTATCTTCCATCGATGGGTGATAAGTTCAAAAGGGGATTATTGTCACTCATAATAAAAAATACTATATTTTATTTTTTAGGTATATACAAAATTGATTTAAAGTGAATTGTATTAACAATACTAATTGCTTGAATGACAAGTCAGGTTGAAACAGAAACAGAAACAGAAGTAATAAATCCCTGTCCTGTATGCTTAGAAACTATGAATGGGAAGAATCAATTCACGACACATTGTGGTCATCAGTTTTGTGCGAGTTGTATTCTTAGCAATGTAGAATACGCAGATGGCTGTCCATTGTGTAGGGCAGAAGTTGGTATTGAATTACCTAGTCGTCCTATTAATATTCTTACATCTGCAAATGAAACAAGAGAAATAGGAGGTATAGGTAGAAATCCTCGCGTTTATAATCAAAACAGAACAATGCACCTTATAGAGGTAGATAGTGTTATAGACCACCTAACCCATTCCACATCAACTACTTTGACTCATGCTCGTCATATGGTATGGAATGACGTTGCCTTATTGTTCAATCAAGTATTTACTGGAGGAAATCAGTCAATAGATAGACCAACACACGAAATGCTTCAGCGAGAATTGGCAGATATAGCACATAGAGACTTTGGTGACGCTTTACAAGACTTTATTACCAACGATATTAGGTCATACCTAAATGATGTAGTCCATAATCTTGAAATAGACCCAGATATAGATGATATTCTAAATAATCTCGATAATGATAACAATTTACAGAATATTAATGAAAACAATAATAATATTATTAATAGTAATATTACTGATATCTTCTCAATACAAAACTATATTCTAGAGAACTTTGATAATACTAACATCATTAATGAAATAAATGATAATGGAAATAGAAATATAGAAGAAGTTGACTAGTTACACAGTATTTAAAATTGATTACTCATTTATTTTTTTTATATAAGAAACTCCAGTATTAAATTACTTAGAATGCCCATCATTCAAAACATCGAAACTGGTTTCTCTCGCGAAGTTTCGTGTGACTTCGTAAAACAATGTAATGTCATTAAACTTATGTTGGAAGACACTGGTGGTGGCTATGGCTCTGGCTCTAGCGATGAACCTATTCCAGTAACCGTTGATATCGACTGTATTGCTAATTTGGATTACATTACAAAAGAGTTTGCCGATATTTTATTGGTAGCTCCCGTTAGAGATAATGGTAAATTACTTGTAAAATATAAGCAGTTCCTGGATTTTATAGAACATTTCTATGAATACTTCTTGACTGATTATGTAAATTGTAATAACAAAGAACCGGAATTTAAATGGAGACTAGACGCTATCCACAAAAAAATAGGTATTGAAGGTATAATAGGTGCTTTTAAAACTGCTAATTTTCTGGATGCCCCTCACTTGGAGCGTGGTATAGCCTTTCTCATTGGTTACCTACTCAATAAAAATAGTTATGATACAAAGTTCAGAGTATTCAGTCACATGAGGTATAATTTGGGACACCTTACTAGCACTCAGGAAACTTATGAACCCATTGAACCTATTCACCCTGGATGGCAAGACCTCATTTGCCTTATGGAACCTGTTAGGTTCGCCCTTTCACGAGAGGTGATTTCTATAATTAATAATACTGCTAGTTACAAGGTTGATGACAAATATTTGAAAGAACTACAGCAGGAAATTGACGTTGCATTCATTAGCGACTTGAAAAAAATTAAGGTTAATCCCCCTCTAAAAGTTGTTACTGGAAGTTGTAATGGTTGTGATTGTTTCCGTGTGCTTTACCTACATAGCACCAATTATAATAGTGATTATGACGATGAATATGACTATGAATATGACGATGATTATGAATATGAAATTAGAGACGACAGCGAACCAGATGAAGTAATTAGTATTAAAAAGGCTTCCCGTAAACAGAAAGCTGCTATGATAGAAAATATATCTTTCCTCGAAACTAGTGATGTTACTTGCCTAAGAGACATCTTCAAAAGTTGCGATAAATTAAACTTGCCCCTACTCTGGAATGTTAGCAATGTATTGGACTTTCAAAGTGTATTTTCAAATGCCGTTAATTTTAATCAGAGTTTGAATTGGAATACGCGTAGCGGTATTAATATGCAGTTTATGTTTCAATGTGCCAGTGAATTTAATCAAGGGTTGAAATGGAACACTAGTAATGTTAATAGAATGGATGCTATGTTTTTTAGGTGTAAGGAATTCAATAGTCCCTTGGATTTTGATACCAGTAGTCTAGAGCATTGTCCTAGTATGTTTGCTGAAACTACTAAATTTAACCAACCTGTAAATTTTAATATGTCGAAAGTGAAGTCGCTTGACTCAATGTTTCGTGGTGCCAAAAAATTCAATCAACCTGTAAATTGGGACACTCCTAATTTATTGAAAATATCCAATATGTTTCAAGGCGCTGTTAGTTTTAATCAACCAGTGCCTTTTAATACTAGTCGTGTGAAAATGTTTGATTCAGTATTTAGAGGTGCTAGGTGTTTTAATCAACCTGTAAATTGGGACTTATCAAATGCCCTAAGCGTTAACAGAATGTTTAAACTGGCAGTATCATTTAATCATCCTATTGTTTCACGGTCACCAAAACTTAATCAAATGGATGAAATGTTTTGTGGTGCCATAAATTTTAACTCGCCAGTTGAACTTGATACTAGTCGGGTGGCAATGATGCGTGAAGTATTTAAGGACGCTCGGGTTTTTAATCAGTCACTAAACAACTGGCAGTTTGTTAAGGCCTATGTTATGACAGATATGTTCCTCGAAGCTGAAGAGTTTAGTCATCGTTTGCCATTTGACCACACAACTGTTAAGTATCCCTGTGCCTTATTCAATTAGTCATTCTAGAAATTCTGTTAACTAACTCATTTTTGTTTTTATTTATTTTAACGAGACTAGACTGGATGAGACTAGTCACCTACAAAATTGATTTTTGATTTGCCAGTCTAGAGTAGGTAAACTCCTTACTGAATACTCAGCAAACAACAACAATCAAAAATGCCCACTCTCCGTTCTGGCACTAGCACTCTTTTCGCGACTCAGTTCTCTCCACCCGACTACACTCCTAGCGTTGGTGGAGGTGGAGGAAGTTGTGGTGGCGGTTGCGGTGGCATTAGCGTTGTGGGCGCTACTCCATTGCGTCGCATCAGGACAGCACTCGTTCAGCAGTTTGATAGTTACGTCAAGCATGCTATGGAGTTGGAACCATTCTCGGCACCAGGTGGTATCAAGTTCGTAGGCGTTCTCGACAAGGGACTTTTCAGTAGCAAGGTTCGACGGTTGGTGCGTGGTGAATTCAACTGTTCTCACTGTAACAAGAACGCAGCTCTCTTGATGCGGATGGTAGGCACCAACACTCACACCGGTGGGTTTTGTCAGCGTGTCTATTCGAGTAGCACACCAAACCAGGGAGCTATTTACGTCGCTCTCAACAAGTTCTTCTGCGAGGTCCAGTCAAATCCATCCAGCGCCGAATACAAGTTCGAGTTGCGAGTGTTGCCTCACCCGAGTTACGAACCTAAGACTGACAGCGAACCTGCTCACGCCACTCTCCGCTCTTACGTCGGTGTAACCACTGAGACAGACCGTAGTCACCAGTTCTTTGGCGAGACCTTTCAGCATTACAGCTACTCAGGTGAGACGTGTGGTGATGAGTTCAACGACAAGGTCTATATGGCTCAGCGAGCACTCGACAAATACACTCCGCTCATCAATGACCTACTCGCGCCGCTCACCCAGAATGACCTGCGTTCCATTCGTGATTCACTTAAGGTGCTCCAGGAGGATATCCTGCCTAGCGCTACATACGCCTCTCGTCTTAACCACGGTGTTCGATGGTTCAATAGCATTCTTAAGAAGATGCTTCGCAGGGGTTCTCCTACATACGCTCCATTCCGCGAGTGGAAGATTATTCCTGCCTCTCAGAAGATGGAAATCATCGGCAATGCTATCCTGGGGGAAAAGCTTGCGATTGACGAAGCAGACGGCGAGGTGACTATGACAGCATACCATCAATTCGTGGGTTCTGTGTTCAGTGTCCTCAAGATGAGTGGTAACCGAGACTTGATTGTCCGCACACTAGAGAGCCGATACTGTCCACAGAAGTATATGCGTAGCACTGCTGCACCTAGCACAGGTAAGGTCCAGAACGCTATTGCTTCACTTGGCGACTACAAGTGTAGGATTCACACGGTGTATTCTCTGGCTGCTGCAAAGGCACCCATTATCCAGTTGCGTGGTTCGCCTCTTCCAGAGCGGTATCCTGTCGGCGCTGGTGGTTTGGTCGGCGGCGGCGGCGGCAGTGGCGGCGGGTCGATGAATGCTATGATGGAACTCCTGGCAGAGAACATCTCACGGCAGCGCACCAGCAAGTTCGGTCTGGCGCAGCGCCTTCACGAAGAGAACCGCATTCGCCGTGAGATGCTAGAGCTCGAACGCGCAAAGACTGAGCACAGGTTGGAGATGGAACGTCGTCTTCGCATCAATTCAATGACGGAGTTGATGGACCGAGTTCGTAGTGGTGAAATCTGGGACTTGCGAGTTGACACCAGTGACCGCGAGGTAGTCTGGTTCGGTGGCTTCCACGGCGGAAAGGTTGCCGACATGCTTTGCACTGGAAACAACTGGGGGTGGCAGTTCACTACTGAGGTAAAGGTCACGGGACTGAAGAGGGTTTGGGGTATCGTGCCAATCGACAATGTTGGTGGTTATACCAACTGGGTATTCCTCTACAACGCAGATGACGCCCTCGCTGTTCCCAAGATTACGCAGCCCATTCTCTGGGAGGGCATTCTCAAGACCGAGTATGTCAAGAAGTATGGGTCTGTGTTCAGTGCAGTCGGCAAGAAGAGCACTCTCGAGTATCCTCCTTGTAGTTACAACCACCCCGCCATCGGTTGTGGAGTTACCCGCGACACATCATCACTTCTCGTCAAGTCAATCTACGTGTATATTAATGGCTCCGAGAAATCCCGACTTATTTACAACGCATAGAAATCTATATTCCGCTACATAAAAACCATAAAAACCCTTGTAACTTATTTTTTTGTTTTAATTAGTGAAGCAATAGAAATAATTATTTGTTATTATTTACTTATAATTCGTAAAAATCATATATTTGAAAAAAAAGGAAAATTTCGAAAATCGATTTTTTGGCGAAAATTACGATAAGAAAATGCGCTACATAAAAAAATCTACTTTTTTTAGTTTTTATAAGGAAATAGCTAAAAATTGACGTTTTACAGGGGGTAGCCAGGCTTTTTTTCAAAAAACGCCAATTTTCGACATTTTCCGGATTTTCGGAGAATTGCGGAGAATTTATATTTCATTGAGATATTTGATATAATACCAACAAGGGTCATTTTCAATACATTGGCAATCTTCGTCGTGAACACGTGTCCCAATATACTTCTTAGTTGTAGGGTCAAATACATTATTGTCACGGTCATATAAGTAGTTACGACCACAGTCGTGTATTTTGAAATGTTTCTTGCGAGGATTATATACTATTTTCGGTGTTGTAATAACAGGTTCGGGTTCGGGTTCAGATTCATATACAGTTACTGTTGTTGTATTTATTTTAATAGGTTCTTCATCACTAGAGACACATTCGTTTTCTTGACTTATATCTGATAAAACTATTTCAGTGCCACTACTATTATTAGAGGTGCCATCTTCTATTTCATTACTAAGTTTCTTATGTTCTAATTGTTCCAATACACTCTTGCGAATATCACTAAAGTCATTCAATCTTTTAATTGAGTTATTAATATTGGTGCGTTCTTTCTTATTCATTAAGATGGGGTCTTCAACGTCACCATTAACCTTTTCTAAAATAACATCAGTAGTGGAATCTAATGGTTCATCTGAACTATAAAATTGCCATTCCTTTTGACCTTTTGCAATGTATCTTCTATTTGAACCATCATTTGAAAACAAGACGCTATCACAGGTAAGTGGTTGATTTGATATCAATTCTCGGTTTCTAGTTTTAAGGATATTATCAAACTCTTTTGCTATAGCATGTTTCGCTTTCATTGCACTCGCTTCTCTAATTCTATTTTGTTCATCGGCTTGTAACCCTGAGTGTTGGATCATTCCAATAACCTCTTCTAATGATGGATTATTAATACAAAATGTATTCAGGAATTCTAGTGGTTTCATAGTATAAATGTCATTCTTAATTAGATTAAAGGTGTTGTGATTAGAGGTTGTGCCTATCTGGTCTTTTAATAAATCTATACAACGTTCTTTCTCTTCTAATACTGCTTCAAATTTCTCCAGTTTCTGTTCCATAAATTGTTGAACTAAACGATTCTGTTCTCTGAGAGCTTCAATTACTTCTTTGTTGGTATCAGTTGCTGGTTTTTCAACCACATTTGGCACCATAAATTCATCTTTTTTGGGGCATCTATGTAACTCATGCCTTCTTTTACTAGCGCAGGTCTTAAATTTTTTTGAACAATACATACAATTTAGGCTCAAATTGCCTGGTTCATTCTTTTTTGGTTCATTTTGGTTCATTGCTGGTTCATTGCGGTTCATTGATTTTTCAATGAACCAATTTGGTTCATTTTGGTTCATTTTTGGTTCATTTTGGTTCATATAAGGTTTTTTTTTTGCCAAAATTATTTTCGCACCATGTTTCTTTGTGTTTTGGTGTCGAGTGAAGTTTGCTTTCAAATTCGTTCGAAAATTACAAGGAATACATTCGTATGTGACCATAATCCTTATCAATTATTTATATAAATAGAAAATTTTCTTTAAATAATTAGCTAAAAATCATTCTTTTTTCATTCTTTTTTATTCTTTTTTGGTTTTTAGGCATTTTTTGCGTTTTTTTTTTACGATAAGGAAAATATTCAACACTTACTAATTTTATGGTAACGTTCCTTATCCTACCGAAAAAAATTTTTTTTCGCAATATTTTTTCAAAATTTTTCGTTGCATCTCTCCTCAAAGTGGGGAGAGATGCAGCCTTTTTTTTTTAATAAATTTTTCAAAAAACGACTTTTTTTTTTCAGTCCTTAATTTCTTATCGTTTTTTTATTTTTAAAATTGCCTCTATCCTTAAAATTTTTTTCCTTATAAAGCACTTTTTTTTAGCGATAAGAACTTTTTCATTCCTTTTTTTTGCTTCAGTCCTTTAATTCCTTTTAAAAGTTTTGCCAAAATTTTTTTAAAGTTCGTTGCAGTGCGGACGATTTATTCTTTTTTATTCTTTTTCATTCTTTTTCATTCTTTTTCATTCTTTTTTCGATAAAATTAAATTTGTTCATTCCTTTTTTATAATCCTTCTATTTTAAGGATAGGTAACTCTATTCTTTTTATTATTTTTCTTATAAAAAAAATTGTAAAATAATGATTTTAAAAATGAAATTCCTTATGGTTTATGTAGTGAATGAACCAACAATGAACCAACGGTTTCCTTATGTAAAAAAAGAATGAACTTTTTCAGTTTTAAAATATTTCCTTATCCTTTAAGGATACAATCAGTCATTCCTTTTTTATTTTTCCTTATATAAAAATCAGCAAATTTAAAATTATCGATTGATTTTTGGCAAAACTTTTGTAATTCTGGCAAACTTTTGGCAAAACTTTGGCAAAACTTTTGGCAATTCTGGCAAAACTTTTATAAGTAACAAAAATATTATGAATAAAACACTTATTCACTAGATTTATTAAAAGAAAAGCAAATTATTTATATAGTTTTGATTCTACGTGAGTGACTTCCTCTGGTGTATCTACGTTTTTTAGATTTACCTCCTACTAACAAGCTACCTTGTGGTTGTGATTTATTTGAGTTAGTTTTTTCTAAAACTGAAGTTTCTGATGTTAATGGACTATTAACTGTATTAACAGGACTTGGAACTGTAGGTTCAGGTGTAGTGACTGGTGTAGGTTCAGGTGTAGTGACTGGTGTAGGTTCAGGTGTAGGTTCAGGTGTAGTGACTGGTGTAGGTTCAGGTGTAGTGACTGAAGGAGATACATATTCTGGTTCACTATTATTTGGTTCAACTTGAGTTTCTAAAGGTGTAGGTTCAGGTTCTACTGGATTAGTTACTGGTGTAGGTTCAGGTTTAGGTTCTGGTTCCCCAGCATTAGAAGTATTTGTCATATTAACTTCTCCAACTTGGTTAAAATTACTCTTTACTTCACTATTTACTTCACTATTTACTTCACTATTTACAGGTTGTTTAAATTGTTCTGGTAAAACAGTATCTGTTGGTTTAATTTTTAATAATCTAATATTTTCTTCAGTAGTAACAGAATCAGTTGGTTTGTTGTTTGATTGAGAAACTGGTGAATTACTACCCTCAGGTTCAGGTTCAGGTTCAGGTTTATTTACAGGAGTGGGAATAGGTGTAGCAACTGGTGATTTTACAGGTTCTACAGGTTCTACAGGTTCTACAGGTTCTACAGGTTCCGCTGGTTGAGATTCTGGTTTGTTATTTTTAGCACCAAATGGTGTAAAGTTATTTATTCCATCATTTATAGTTCTTAATGCCTTTTCAATAATTCCTTCTTTTGGTTTGTTTTCTTCTTCTTTTACTGGTTCAGGTTTATTAGGTTCAACAGGAGTTTCAGGTTTTGGTTCAGCATTTTCTTCAGCATTTTCTTCAGCATTTTCTTCAGCATTTTCTTCAGCTACTGATGCAGATGCTGGTTCAGGAGGAGTTACTACTGGTTCATTGGTTCCTTCTGGAACAGTTTCATTCTTAACATTTTTATTATTTTCACCAGGTTTATTTTCAATTACCTGGTTTTCATTTACTGGTTCAGGAACAGTTACTGGAGCAGAAGGTTCTACTGGAGTTACGGCACCATTTAAAAGATTTTCAGTTGATAACATTTTATCATTATCAGGAGTTTCATTTTCTATATCAACAATACTAGATTTACACAATTCATAAACAACAACTTTATTTTCAAGTTTAAATTTGAGTTTGTTATCAGAACCTGTGACTGAAACATCTTCATTCATTGGAGTATTAATAATACTCAACCTTACAAAATCTATCTTACTTACATTAGGTAAAATGTATGCTTTAAAATCATCGTCGCTTTCAGTTCCAGAGATACGTTTAACAAAACCTCCGTGAGCTCTCATGCTACGACCATCTATCCAAGTGTAATCAGTGTAACTCAATTTGTCTAATTGTTTATCAACATCTAATAAAGTGGTAATTACGACAGTATTTCGTGATTCGAAAAAATTAAGAGATAAATTAGGGTTTTCACACATTGTTTTTAAATAATAAAAAGATTTTAATTTTTTGTATTAGTTAAAACCGTATTATTTGGTATGGGAACCATTACATTAGGTGTCAAAGATTTTCCTATTATACAACTTGATGTTAAATCATTATTTTCCTGTGAAGGATAATTATCATCACATTCAGTTGAACCAGAAAACAATTGAGCAATAGCAGAGTATATGTAGCCGAACACCATATACAATAATTAAATAAAAAAAACTAGGAATCGAAAAAATTACATTGGAAGAACTAAACCAAGTAAAACACTGAGTAATACAGTGTCATACCATCTAGCAGCTCCAACACTTGGAACTAGTCTCTTAACAACGTTGTTCCATAACCATGGACCGAAAACGAAGTTTAATACGAGAACAATTACTAATAATACTAAGACTGCTACTAATTCACGCATAGCTACTTTCTTTTCTTCTTTACTGACTTCTGGTGAGTTCATTGCATTTACTGCTTTTGTTACATTATTTGCTACTTTGTTGGCTAACATTTTTTGATAATATTTACTTAGAAAATATTTTACTGAGTATTGAGAAAGGCGATAATTCTGGTTTGCTATAAAATATAACAGCTAATGCGAGATATCCAATAATAAACAACTTTGCATTCTCTAATTTTATACATAACATATTGTAGTTACGTTCCGAGAAATAATTTGATATTATAGTCATAAAACATTTGTTGTTTAATAGAATATAAAACATTAACAAGAAAACCAAATATATAATATAATATTTCATCCAGGCAGGAGAACTCAAAAGTCCAAACTGAATGTAAAAGACACCTATAATATGAAGTATGTTTATAAAATATACTAATTTCCAATTTTTAATGTCACTTGGAAAAAGACTTGCCAATGTATGACTTGAGCACTGTTTAATAAATTCTATCGGGTCACCCTTCACTTTCATTTCCATTTCCATTTAATATTACTCGAGAAAAATATATTATTATTAATATGGACTCAAACGTAAATCGTGCTAGGGTTGCAGTATCAGTAATTACATTACTTCTTATTATTTACTTTTATTATCGTGATATTATTGGTTATTCATCTCGTAAGCGTTGCACTAGATGGTTACCTTTAGATTGTAGAAATTTCATATATGTAATATTATCACTTTTGGCAGTCCTTGAAATTGGAAATTTTGCCAGAGTAGGGACAGGAATTTCATACATTGTAACTAGTTTACCAAAATATTACTACGTTGGTTTAATGGTCTTAATTCCATATCTCATGCGTATGGTTTTCTTGGCAAGAGAACCTATAGAGGTATCTGAAGATTTCCGTGCTTTTCCAAATAGTATTTTACCAAGAAAAACCAGACCTAAATTCATATTATTAATACTATTACTAGTGTTAGCATCAATCTCATTAGAGTGTTATTCTGCTTATTCACAGGCAGAATTTCAAATGGAGTCGTTACAAGAAGTAGCACGAGCTGTAGTTTCTCACCCAGACAAATACATATCAGTTTTATCAAAAACACGCTTCCTTGAAATTCCTATACTAGTATATCTCTATAAACTCTATAAAAATTTCAGTGCCTGTGATTATAACCTACCCAAGAACTGGAATTACTAAATTAAAATTGACTTAGAAATATACCCATTTATCTAGATTATAAGTTACTAGAACAATGACAGAATACCTTAGAGTTCTCGATACTCCACACACTGGCGAGTTCAGTAGCGCACCATATGAACCTGGATTTCCACTGGATTCATTTCAACGGCACGCTATAGAACGCATTCAGAAGGATGAAAATGTTCTTGTAACTGCGCATACTGGTAGTGGCAAAACAGTTCCAGCCATATATGGAATAGCAGATAGCCTCGCCAAGAACCGGAAAATTATTTATACATCACCAATTAAATCTCTCTCTAATCAGAAGTTCTACGAGTTGTCGCAGAAGTTTCCTGATGTAGGTATCCTAACAGGCGACATCAAGTATAATCCAGATGCTCAATGTGTTATTATGACTACTGAAATTCTTAGGAACATCCTCTACCAGAAGCAATCGACCCACATTGACATTGAAGAAGTGGATAAAGTAATCTTTGACGAGGTTCATTACATCAACGACCCTGACCGTGGTAAGGTGTGGGAGGAGTGTTTCATCTTGATGCCATCGAGAATTACACTCATTATGCTTTCAGCCACTATCGATAAAGCCGCAGATTTCGCGGCCTGGATTGGTAACATCAAACAGAAGAATACTTGCCTCATTCCAACAAGTCATCGTGTAGTTCCACTGGAGCATTTCTTCTATACTCCTTTTGATGGTTCACAACACGAACTTACAAAAATAGTTTCTAGTAAGGGAGAATTCACTAACTACAACGACATTCGCAAGAACTACCAGAAACTACACATTACCAAGATTATAAATCCGTTTTTGAAATATCTCACCGAGCACCATCTGGTTCCAGCTTTGTTCTTCATCTTTTCACGCAAGGAATGTGAGAGACTGGCAAAAGCAGTTCAGCGCACTCTGGTTACCAGTGAAGAGATTAGTGAAATAGTAAAAATCTTCGATTTCGAGATGCGGGATCACAGAGAAACTTACCAGAGTTCTCCACAGTATCACGAAGTGCGCGCACTTGTTCAAAAGGGAATTGGATATCATCACTCTGGGTTGGTGCCTATTTTGAAAGAGGTAGTTGAAATGCTTTTTGCCAAGGGTCTTATTAAAGTTTTGTTCGCAACAGAGACATTTGCTGTGGGCGTCAATATGCCTACTAAGACTGTAATCTTCCCAAAACTGAGTAAATATTCAAATGGTGACTTCCGCTTCCTTCGCACTGACGAATATCTCCAGATGGCAGGTAGGGCTGGGCGTCGTGGACTAGACAAGTTCGGCACGGTTATAATACTACCCACCGATGACCTCATGATTCAACCACAACTCAAAGGTATGATGCTAGGCAAGAGTCCTTGTATTGAGAGTAAATTCAGGCTCTCTTATCAATTCATCTTGAAACTACTTCGCAACGATGACCCCACTCTGAATGTCACTGATTTTATGAGCAAAAGTCTTCTCGAAGTAGATAACGGTCAACGTGTTAAGAACCTGGAAGTCCAAAAGATTAAATCTGAGGCAGAAAATCGTCTCTTGATCCCAACTGACAAGTTGCCTGCTATTATGGAATACCACGAGGCATACTTGAAAGGGTCTAAACTCAGTCATAACAAGTGGCGTAAGGAACTCGCTCGACTTCAGCGCGTCCAACAGGATATTCCAGACTTTGAGAAAAACTACACTGCTTATAAAGATTATCTTGATAAATCAACTGATATCATTTGTATCCAGGAGGGCATCAATCAATTGAGGTCCTACCTTACCACAGACACTGAGAAGGTGATGGATTATCTCGCTGATAATAATTATATCGACAATAGTGACCCTGAAAACCCCAGGATACTGGTGAGAGGTATTCTTGCTAGTGAAATTTCCGAGTGTAACGAGATTACGCTCACTGAACTTCTACTCAGCGACATTCTTGACCCACTCTCGGCACCAGAGATAGTTGCTGTTTTGGCGACATTTATTCCTGAAAAATCTGGAGAAGGCGCCACTCTCAAGACGCTAGGTGTTCCAGACCACATTAAGCAGGCAATCTGTAATCTTGAATATGGTGCTCAAAGTTTTGAGGAATATGAAGACGAACTTAAAATTAGCATTGGAACAGACTGGAAACTTCATCTAGACTTCGTTGAACCTGCCTACTTGTGGGCGAGTGGAAGTGACATTCTCGAAGTCCATAAGCGGTGTGAAATCTTCGAAGGCACATTTATTCGTAATATACTTCGCATCAACAACATAGTGGATAATGTAAAGACACTCGCGGAACACATCAACAAACCACATCTTCTTGAACGACTGGATAGTATTGAACGCATCATCGTCCGAGACCAGGTAACAACAGATTCACTGTATATTGCTAAATCTACTGGGAAATAGGGAGTAAAAAAGGTAATTTATTTTTTCTTATTATTACTTAAAATTGATTTTAGTAGTATTAATAGAATTCTTTTAAAATGAATCCAATATTGTTACAGGAAACATTTGATTCACAATTACCAATTTTAGGTGATGAATGTAAGAGTGTATTAAAAGGAATAAATAACAAATATAAAGAATCAAAAGAGTATACAAATGAGTGTATATATGTAGGTCATTCTCAAATAACAGACTATGAAACAGGTTTGGTATCAAAATCTTTTCCAAAAATTGGAAAGTCTAGATATTTGTCAGCATTAAATAGAGGTAGAAGTCAAGGGGGTTGTGACTGGTATTTTGATTACATTTATTTTATACCAGCAAACAGTAATTATTCATATTGTAAATTAGAAACGTTAATACATCAAAAATTAAATAGATTTAAACTTAATAAACCAAATCATAGAGAATTGTATAATTTATCTTTATCTGATGCTATAGTTAAGGTAAAAGAAATTATAAATGATATACAGAATTTAAACTAATGTTAAAAGTATGACCCAACACAACAAATAACATCATTTTCTTCAGTTGATGTAGAACATGGAGGCACTATTCTAGCACTTTCATTACCTTCATATTGAAGCCAAATATATTTTTTATTTTTCCTTATAAATAAATGGTCCCCTCCTGAACTACAATAAACCTTATATTTATAGTTTTTTATAATTTCACCATTTGAATAATCAAAAAAAGAAATCCAACTAGTATTAGTCTTTGTTACCTCACATCTATATAAAAGTTTATAAAAAAGAGGTTGTGATATTTTAATCCATTCAAATGTCATTTATTGATAATAGAAAAAAAATTTTTTATTAAAAACTCACTCAAACTCTAGTATGCTTAAATGAAGTTTCCTATTGAACACACATTCACTTGGTCGTGGTGTTACAGTAACCGAAATCTTATCATACACATTATAACTACGTTCATTCACTGTAACACACGACCCAGTGCTATTGAACATAATATCACCTGCCACTAGCAACTTCGGTGAAACAACATTAACGTTGTGTGTAATTTCCAAGTCGGGAATCCAAATAGTTAGTTTGACTCCTTTAATACCCACTATATAAGCATCGAAGTCACGATGTTCATCTAACCTTCCTGAATGGACAATCTCTAGTTTCTTGTAGTAGTTATAAAATTTCCTAAGACTTTTATTGAAAGTATTAATAGCATCAATATCGATTTTGAAACTGTCACGCGACCAGGTGTAACCAGCATCAATACTAGCGATTATCATATGTTGATTAATGATGTCTACATATCTACGGATAGGGCTTGTGGCGTGAGTATAGAAATCCAGTCCCAGTGTCAAATGACGAGTATCCTTCGGCGCTATAGCATACACGGCAGCGTCCATCTTCCGCCTATTAAGAAACTCCATTAGGCGTGAATCATTAATCGTTTCAATGCTCTCACCATCCAAGGAACCCTGGTGAGTTCTCAAAATAACTTCCTGTGGATTACACGTATACAATTTCTCGGCAACAGCAGAATTATACAATATCATAAATCGCTCAACCATATTCTGTGCGGTCATTTCTGGTTCATTATAATATTCACGACTGAATTCAAGTAGTTCGCGTGACTGCCGACACTTGCTTCCATTCATTCCATCCATTTCATCCATATAATTTACTTCATCGTAACTCAAAGCAGTATTTTTCACTATACTCTCGCGAAACTCGCGTGATACCTCAATTCCATCTCTAATCGTAATTACTAGACTCAATGCCAATCTCTTTTCTCCATCTATTAGACTAAAATTGTCAAATGAATACTTGTCTTCTAGCATATTGTCCTGGCGTCCATTGCGATAATAAATGCTACTATACTGATGAGTATTCATAAATACCATTTGTCTAGCAACATTGGCAATGTGAATACCTATTTCAACGTCACCATTCTCTAGTCGAGTGAAATGAAAGGCATCGTCAATGTCCCTACATCCTACTGGGTCAATACTGAATGTGCGATAATCTATGTTTCTTCCACCAGATAAATCAATACTACTACTATAACTCATTTTCTTACCACTCAGTCTAATACCCACCTTAGCGAAAAGCATTCTTATAGTGGAATATTCATCTGAGACATCGCCTAGATACTCTTCGATTTGACCAACAGGATGCTTGTCACTAGTGTTCCATCGATTAAAACTGATGACCGCGTATTGGGCGGATTTACTTCGCAATTTACACGGAACAATGAAATCCGGATATTTACCTGAAACACTACTGAATTTAACATAAGGGACGTTTTTTTTATTAAATCCATAGCGTTTGTTGTCGTCTAATCTCAACACTCCTACAATTTTCCCTAGTTTCCTCTCTGAAATACCAGTAACATTTTTACTTATTGGGTCATAATATACTATATCGCCGTGTAGACCTCTGTTATTTACGACTAGACTTTCTCTTAAGAAATATTCACCATCGCGATTTTCAAGCACTCCAGTGCTATATTTATCAAGTGTATCACTGTATTTTGGATAAAACTCCATTTCTGCTTACTAACTTCTAAGTAGTTAATCACAAGTCAATTTTAAATAAAAACAAAAGTAGAAATATTATTAGTCTAGTCGGTAAATACCTTCCATCAAGTTACTTTCATTATAGTCTGGTTCTGGGATGTCGTATTCCTCCTCCTCTGATGCTTCATCTGGCTCTTCGCTATCGCTCCCACTAGAATCGCTATCGCTCTCTTCGCCTTCGGTGTCATACACAACTGTATCAAAGACTCGATTTACGTAACGACGATATTCCATTGAACTATTTGCTAGGAATGTGCTTACTACATATACAGTCCATCCAACAACGCATGTTGTGTAGAGTAACCAAAGGTCACTTCTCAATTCAATTTCTCGCTTATCGTGATTAAATATAAAAATGTCAGTGTGGTCAAATGCGTAATCTTCAAATTCATCATAAAATTCATATTCATTAATGTTATAAATTGGCATAGTCATATGTAATTATATCTTATTTTTTCTATCATAAGCTCTACTTATTTTTTTAAGTAGTTATACACAAAAAATAATAAAGGGAGAAAACCAAATGAGGGACTTGAACCCTCACTAAAATAATAAGAACACCGATTTTGGTTTTGAGGATGATAGTCTATTCCTATCAGTCACCCTGGTTCCGTCCCTAGAACCAAGGCAGATGCTATAGTGAAAGGCACCTGCTGTCGTAGTAAATCTTGATTTCGAATACCTCGAACTCCTTCTCCACTGCTACTCTCGTCGTCGTCGTCTCGAACTCCGTCGGGTGGGTTCCATAGGATTGGAACCCCTCTACTGCTACTCTACTCTATACCTATATGCGTGCGAAAATAAATTACTCGGGCGGGGGAAATGTGTTAGTAAATCTATAATTCTATACACTCTAAAAAATGGGTTACTTACCTTCTTTAAATAGGTTGGTTTGCTCCAGTAATCCCAGAAACGTCCAGTATGTTCTTATTGAAAACCGGCAAACCCAATACATCCGTTTATGAATAACTATTTGAGGCACATATAAATGAAATACTCGCGTTTGCTACATATGGGTGCGCATTTATTTATATATCTATGTCCTGTTATTCATTTCTACTAATAAGTCATTGCAATGTAATATACACTTGCTCCTTATTAGTATCTATAGTAGAACATGACTTAGGTCGCAAGTCACCAACTTTAATCCCTTAGGTTCTACTCTACTCCAATCCACTCCTATACTCCATACAATTCCAAAAATTTTAAAAATCAATTACGAAACTTCCTGTTTCGTCACTCCGTTCCATAACACTACAGTTTGCTGTCGGTAGTCTAAATGTCTAGGTATGGGAAGGCATTCGTGATGCGATTCCTATACTCACTAGCTAATACGGTGTTGAACCCTTCTAAATTAGCGACTGATACAGACTACAAAAAACTAGTTAATTGATAAACATGATTGACCCAGAATATTTCTAGATTTACTCTCTAGAGCCTATCTGGATAAATTAATCTGTCCATTTATCTTTAAATAGTTTATATAAACTTAGAAAATAATTTTGAGATAAGGAAATTCTTTTAAAATTAAAGAAAATCCTAGAGTTCTACAAAAGTAGAACTGGTCACCCCGCCTAGACTTGAACTAGGGACCTAGAGAATTTTAATAACTACTACAATCTCCCGCTCTACCAACTGAGCTACAGGGTGAAAATTTGCCCCAGCCGGGAATCGAACCCGAGGCTATTGCTTGGAAGGCAACAATGTTACCACTACACCACCAGGGCAATTTATTTGGGTCTCAAGAGACCCTCAGTAAGCATTTTTAGTTTAATATAAACACTTGAAAATTGCTGTAAGCTTACTTGATTACTACCTACTATAACGAGTAGGATAACTTTTAAATATAGAAAAAAAAATAGAATTAAACGCGCAAAGGATTTAAAAATCTTCAAAATAAACTTACTAATTCTTCAAGTAACTTTATTCTATATTAGTATAGTATATTAATGAATTATTCAGCACCACCTTGGAATCCAAAACATTTAGTTTTACAAGATAGACCTGATAAATATGGCGGTAAATATAGTCAAGAAGAGCTTGATAAATTTATTAAAAGAGCACATAAAAATGGATATACAATGATTTATGGGGGTCGTACAAAAAATAATAAATTAAATGTTAGAAAAGAAATGAAAAGAATAAATGAGATGAAAGAAAAAAAAAAGGTTTTATCCAAAAAGAAAGGTAGCACTAAGAAAGGTAAAAAAAACTCTAGTAAACGCCCTTGATTAATCTGTATGGAACTCGCTTACAGTATTCCATCCAGTATTCCCCGTATTTCTTTGAACATTTAGCTTCATCGCGATAAATGCGATGAACAAGTAGTATAATTATGTATAACAAGTATACAAATGGAACAGGACCATATTGGTATCCCACAGCACTCCAGGTTCCCGAAGTTAAGATTTCATAGGTGTAATTAGTGTGTCGAGAGTAACCCCAGTGTCCTGAAAGTAGTAATTTGCTATCCACTACTTCCCCGTCGCGTTCGTATTTGACATCCATATATTTCGCCTTTTCACCATTGATAATGCTATTTTCTTTATCACGTTTAAATATTTCCTTCTGACGGTCTACTTCATAGTTTTTATAAGTAAAAAATACACCCAACAGGAAAATCAATAGTGACGCTTTCCAAGAAATATTAGGACGCCTGTTAATCAAAAAGTATGTAGTGTAGGTATAGAGAGCAGGCAAGAATACTAGACATCCCCAACAAATATAGTAACCAGCACGGTCTAGTGTTATGTCTAGTGTATTAAAGTAACCAGTTTCCCAATAAAAGAATTTTCCTATGTAAATACTCTGTAATATTACAGTAGTGAAAATGGCACTATTAAAACCGTGTTTCTCGAAGTAGTAATACATAAATAACATAATTATGATTTGCCAGGAAATCATACCATATCTACAGTTAGTCCATTGTTTAATATCAACTCCAAGTAATTTGGGATGAAACTCTAATCCACGTAAAAATTTGAATAGCATACTATGACCAGCCTCCCTATCTTCCTCCCGGTCGTGATATTTATTACGACCACGAATGTATAACCAGGCTACAAATAAGAGACCAAATATATTCGCGGTGAAAATGAATGGAATAAAATTCATACTGAATAACTCAGGAACACTAGGAAACACTGCGGAAATTACAGTAACTATGAAAACTGTAAATACCCAGAATTCAAAACCATTAGCGGCATATTCTGGTGTGACACCATCTACATTAGTAGGTCCAGTGAAACGTGTTTTGGACCACTTAATACTCAAAAAACCATATACAATAAATACTGTGAATATTGCTAGTCCAGTTAAGTTTGGCCATAAATTCTTACTTATTAAATTAGTTTTTATTAAAACTGAAAACAATAAAACTGGAACAGCGATAATTAAAGATAACGGTCCCCAACAATTCTTAATACTATTCCCTTTCCGTACTTCCTTGTTTTCATTTTTTTCATTAATATTTGAATTCATTATTTATAAAAACACACAAGAAAAAAAGACTAGGATATAAGCAAATGAAATGAAAAATTGACTTTAATGAGTAACTTGAAACATACAACAGTAACCATAAGAAATATGCCAGTCCCAGCAGTATTCGACATTTACACAATTGCTGTAGTTCCAACAGCTCTATTTCTAACTCATATTGGCGGAATGTTGAACATTTACTACTTAAGGATTTTCATTCTCTTTTTAGTATCCATCTTTATTTACCAAAATATGCCAAAAATTAAGAAGCAATCTAAAACTGAAGAATATCTCGGGCTGCAGACCGACCAACTTATTTACTATGATTTTGAAACAACTGGACTAAATATGTTTCATGACCGTGTAATTGAATACGCATTTTTGAAGGAAACTTCAGAAAAGAAACCTGAAAAGAACGTTCATTATATCGAGAGTCTAGTAAATCCAAGAACTAAGTTTGAGGAAATCATTACCAAGATTACTGGTATTCATCCACAGGACCTTGAAGGACTACCAGGTATTGATAACCATAGTGACAAGATAGTCGATTTCCTACGTATTCCCAATGGTTGTGTTCCATACCTCGTAGCACACAACGGAAGTGGTTTCGACGACTTTTTCCTAAAGAGAATTCTTAATAATTACTCACCAGTAATTTATCATAAAATTAAAGATAAACTTAGATTTATTGATACCATTCATCTAGCAAAGAAGATTGCAAGGACTAAGTATTTGAAGAGATATTCATTGAAGGCACTCGCTGAGCATTATAATATAAAAGAAGGAACACATCGTGCCCTATCAGATGTATCAACGCTCAGGGAAGTCTATAAAGCACTTATTCGTGACCTATCTAAGGAAATCGGTATGGATTATCAGGAGGTTCTAGATGACCCAGAAGGCGTATACACTTGGTTGTATGACTTCAATTAAATAATTTACCTACTTTGTCATCTACTGTAACTAATTTTTTTTCATTACCGCCTCCATCGGCAACAGTGCCTCCGCCACCATCGGCAACAGTGCCTCCGCCTCCATCGGCAACAGTGCCTCCGCCTGCTTCGTCATCGGTATCTGGGAGAAATGCTATATTATACTCTTTACCAAAATTAGTATTAGTCTTGCCAGACTTTACGCGGTCCTTTTTAGCGGCTGCTTTACGCTCTTCTATTTTACGAATAAGTTCCTCTACTCCCACCTGTCGGTAATAGAGAATTTCATCCCACAATTTACTGAGACCGGCGAGCAACATCTCCCAGAATTCCGTATCACGTTTCACAAGAATACACGAATACTCGCATAATTTCCAATAACAAGTAGCCATGTAGTCATATCTATCGTCATTTAGAACCCATGATATTGTGTTTTCTTCCCATTCATTTACTTCTTCAATAGTTACATATGGTTTTGTGTTTTTATTAAAATACTTGAAAATAGTCTTTTCTAGTTCGTGGTCGTATATTTCAATAACTACGCCTTTCTCCATTCCATTGCTTCTAGTGAATACATCTGTAACTTTAATATCGCCTAATTCATTAGTATCAGCCAATCCAGAGTCATTAACTTCTAGTGAATCACTAATAAATTCATCGACTCCAGAATACTCCAATATTTTACACTCTAAGAAATCACATTCAGGCAAGTCACACACTTCCAACTGACCCTGAACCTGACAAAAGTAATACTCTGGAACTTGACCATTGAGTTCGCGGCTCTTTGGACATTTGATTTCCAACATACGACCTATATACTGTCTATTCTCACTCTCGTAACTACAGATACCATCTGGTGATGCGCCAATAAAATCATATTTTGGGTGTGGGATACACCCATACTCTGCTATTTTTACACGGTTTCTGTTTTCATATATATTTACCGCCACATCTTCATACTTAACACCGTGAAGAATAGCTGCACCTGGATTAAAAGGACGACCCTTACCACATTTGCTGAGGATAAGATCTTCGCGCTTTGAATATGGATTTTTATCAAGAGCAATGGCAAAATCACTAGCAGTAATACGATTATTTCTAAAGGCATACCAACCTTCACTTCTCTGAGCTGGAGCCTCAATAGTATTCAAAAAATCAATGACACCAATATTCCTTTGAATATGGTCCTCAGTTTTAGTAACCTCAATATTTTGAATACGATTTATAATTTCAGTTTCAATAACTTCAGTAAGGTCTTCCTCATATGACTTCTTAATTTTCTTTGGAAGAATATATGTAGTATATGTGTCTTTTACACAATCACATAATTCCGTGAAATATCTGTCAATGTTTAACTCTGAATTCTCAATATCCCAGTGAGTAAACATATCGTGAATAATGCTTTTTATTTCCGAGGTATGAATATTTTTACTACGCAGACTTTTCTCTTGCTCCGGTTTCTTAGTAGTGCTAGTGTTTTTTGTTCCTCCTCCTACTCCACTTCCGCCACCAGACTTAACTAAAACTACTTCTTCAATTATACTTTTTGAAGCCATATTAAATTAAGATAAATAGAGTAAATATATTTAAATCAATTTTTATTATTCTGTAATAAATACAAGAGTTTTCCCAGCAAACTTAAGACTAGTATTATTACTCCTAAATTCACAGAGAAACAAGTAATGTAGCATCTATAAATATCATCCTCAGTATTATTGGCGCAATTGTTACATTTAAAACCATATACTTTGTTGGGGTTGTTGAATATTAAGTAGAGACATGAAATGACTAAACCAAAAATAAGTGAATCGCTCTTTACACCCCTTTTATACTTTAAAAGTATGAGTATTAATGGTGTTTGGTGAATCATTAAATCGACAAATTTAGCTAAATTGTGGTTTTCACGAGTAATTTCAAAATCAAAATAGGGTAACTTGAAATATCTAGGATAGTAATAAATAAGAGTAAATCCCCATAAACTTACAATAGCGGAGATAAGCAATAGAGAGTTTTGATAATATTCTAGTTTCCCTAAATAAAACATAACGGCAAGTATAATTGCCCAAACAGTGAAGTATTTGAATGTTTCACGTGCCAAGTTAGTTATTAATTTAATTAAGTTCTTACTGAATTGAACTAATTTTAAATCATCTATGTCGCTATACAATGTTGAAGCAGCTTGAGTTATAACGCTCATACCTATAATTCTAATATAAAAGTAGATATTAATTCAAGTGATATTTAAAATTGATTTTTTAGGTTACCAGTGTCACATAATTAAAAAATCACCGGACAAATCAAGAAACAAAAAAATGATTCCCATTCTCGGTTACTTCACAAAACTCGGATTTTACGCCCTTGCAACAAAACTAGTTGTCTCAGGTGGTATGTCAATGTGGATGTGTAGTAATGTTGAAAATATTACTAGTATAACAAATTTTACAAGAAACAGTTTCTCTACAGATAATTTGAAATTTTCAATGGACCATATTACCGCTCGTATAGAGGAAGCAGCTCAGACAACAGGCTACGAATGTGGAGACCGATGTAGTGACATAACAGAAATAGCTAAACATTATAAAACAGACATATCAGAGAAACTTCGAATTGATTGTCAAAACTCGGGTAGTAATCTTATGACTATAGGTATGACACCAGCAACTTGTGATTATATAGCAACACCCGAAGGAGTTACTGGAATTATTGATTCAATAAGTTATGGCGCTTTGGAATACACGCCAGGCAAATCTCGAAAGACAGAATTAAATCCTAAGGGTTCTACTGACACTAGTATTTCCGTTGTCGAAAACAAACTCCAGAAGGTTACCCTAGGAGAACTTGACACACAGAAACTAAGTGAACGTATTAACGGTCTTAAAAGCTTCTTATCGGATAAATATAACACTATTGTATCAACAACGCAGAATGCCAGACGTCATATAGGATGGTTGGCACAGGGAAAAACTAAGACACTAGAGATTATTACAGAGTTGATTACTAGTTTTATAAATAATTTGAAACTGTTTCTTGAGAAAGATTTTCTTCATTGGAAATCTACACTACAGAAAAAATATGAGGACTATGAGTTATGTTTCAACTATCTCCACCAGACAATGAATACAGCATTAAGCATTCTACCATTTACAGCTGTAATTTAATTAATTAACAATTATTACTTAACATTTCTAGTTGTTACCTATTTTTTATTTCTTTTTCTATTTAGTCAAAGTCTAATACAACTGTAAATTTATGTTTATTAATTGTTTTTGTAGCATTAGTTGATAACTCACGTCTTTTCTTTTTGCTAACGCCACCACCTCCGGCGCTACCGCCACCACTGCCACCACCTCCGGCGCTACCACCTCCGGTAGATTCATCAGCACTAACAGTATCGGTTTCAGCACCTCCGCTAGCACCGGTTCCCCCACCTACCTTGGAGGCTTTAACAGTTTTCTTCTTGCCACTGCCTTTCTTTTTCTCTTTACCAGGTCTTATGTTAGTGTTCATATCTATTTCAATCTCTTTCAAATGAGCACTAATGTAGTCTAAAACCCGATTTTCAATTGCCCATTTAAAAAAATTTAATTGTGCGAGTGTGGTAGTAATGTCACCATTAGGGCCCCAATTTACAATGCGGTCGTTTCTACAAAATGGGTCAAATTTTATTTTATGATAACTTGTGAGTTGAGACCTATATCGTAAATAAACGAAGAACTGAACAGTGGAGTTATTCACCTTTTCAGGAGCGTTTTCTTGGTATCTCGCTTTAGGTGATAATCTTTTTCGTTTGTTAGAACCTTTTTTGCCAGTAGCACCAGAACCTGTTCCAGACCCCTGATTGATATAATAAACAATATTCTTCTTTTTACTATAGTTAGTAACAAACCAGTCAATAATTCTTAGCGATATCTTACTTTTACCTGAAATGATATCAAGAAATCTCTCCATATCTTCTTCTGGTATTACAGAGTAAAATTCCGTCAAACTAGAGTATAGCAGATTCTTTTTAAGAATTTCTGAGTCAGCGGATAATGTTTTGATAGACATAATAATAAATAAATAAAAAGCTTTAAGTCCATAGTTTATTTTATTTACTTGCGTAATAAAGTGTCATTGCTATCCCCAAGAATATTATGGCAAATGAAACTCCCATACCTGGTTTTAAACGTTGACCCAAGAAGAAATGTGAAAATAATAATGTAGTGGTGAGAGTAACCCCCATACCTACAAGTGAAACCATACCTGTGTGTTCACCTGCTTTTATACTCATAATATAGAATACAAATGCAACTGAATTAACCAAAGCTAATGGTATTAAAAACTTCAACCCCTGTTTGTTTTCACTATTTAATTTTAAATCATTAAATGAAACTCCCATATAAAAACTGTAACCTAGAATTACCCAAAAGGTAAATACTGTGTATGCTATTAATCTTAAAACGGAATATTGCTTAACACTAGGATAATAGTGTAATGCCTTCTTATCTAAAACTGGCACTAAACCGAACATAAAACTTGAAACGAATAATGGGACAATTAAATTCAACATAACTATTGCTATGATAATATTAGAAATAAAAATTGATTTATACAGTAACCACCACTTGTATTAAACAATAAGAACTAATAAACGCTAAGATGAATCAGCAATCGCAATCAGAAGCACAAGCACAAGCACAAATTGAGGTAGCCACACACCCAGACCACCCATATCTATGTGGTAAAGCACTTTTGGACAAAATTATTAATAAACCTAAAAAAGATGATATTAGGGATATGTCACTCACGGAAGCAATTGATAGAATAAATGAAGTTACTGTGGGGAGTTATTACACTACTATGTATATTGGTATGTGTAGTTTCACACGCAAGATTTATGGTGAAGAAACAACATTCTGTAAGAAACTTAGAGGTTGTAGTAACACACACAGACTTCCTGGAGGATGGGTTCAATGTTCTCCAGAGGGGGAACATTTTATGGAGTGTTGTAGTATGGAACATAATATTAGAAACAAATTGTTCCCTATGAATCTTACTGATATTAATAGTGAAACCCAACTCAAAATTCCAAGGAGCATTAAAAAACCGGGAGACCCTCCAAGATTTAGCACTGGTAATGTTAGTGAAAATTGCTCTATATTTCTTTCAAGAACACAGAACACAATGCATTTGAAAGTAGAATTCTTTGATGAAATTACAGGTGAAAGATTGGAGAAATCAGTTATACTTAAGACACTAATGGAAGTAAATAAAATAGATAGCATTACTCTAAAACCAATGTATTACTCTCAAACATATATACTCGAACAAACAGATAATGTCCAGAGACTATTCAATTATTACAATACTCGTTATGAGGAGTTCTTTAATGAAACCATTGTTCCAATGTTTGAAACTGAAAAGATTAATTTTAGAATACTACCACAGGAGTATCATCCAACTACAAACACTAGTAGGTAACTCTAATAGGTAAATCAAGTATAAAATTGAATTCATTCCCTGACCTATTTTTTTTCATAAAATACTACTTCCTTCCAAGTAACACTAAGAACTAATAAGAATATGCGTGTGTCACCAGTAAACACTCAATACGACTCTCCACAACAGGAAACTCCTAGAGTTCCAAAGCAAGCATTCATTGTGCCCGAAACCACAAGGTATGCACAAGCAAGTAATCCATATTATCAACTACCAGACCTGGAACGAGAAAAATTGCTTTGTAGATATCACAATGGACAACTCATCGACCGAATTTACATTCAAAACTATCTATTGCGTTCATGCCCAGAATACCTTAAAAACGAGAACTCCGATTCACAGCGTAGGTTTCTAGGGCGCCAGTATGAATGTGACTGTAGTGATTGTGATGGTCCAGATGTAAGCAGAGATTGTTTGGTTGAAGAGGCATTTTACGAGCAAACTGGTCTTGAAACACCTCAGGAAATTATTAGCAATTATAGTAGTCCAGAACCGTCTCCGTTATTGTCAGGGTCACAAAGTGAAAATTCAATTGATTACGAAGAACCAGATGTTGTAGAGAATGTATCTCAACTTCTAAACATTAACACGCGCCGAATTTCTCTAACATATCAAGATATTCAACGGATAATTAAAACAGAGGTTAATTTGTAATTAATATAAATATGTTGTATTATATTATCAAGAAATGTTAATACCACCTCCTGATTATAATAATGAAGTAACTACAGATATAAACTTTGTATTAAGGCCAGAACCTATAACATTACATATGAGAGGAGTTAAGTTATATGAATTAACAAAAGGTAATAGTGACTATCACACTGATTTATTTTTAACTTCTGACAAACCTTATCCAGTAGATTTCACTCTCACTAAAACTGAGAGACCCTTTTTAAGTATAACTGGAGAACCAATTCCTTTTGAAGGAGCCCCTGTAGACGCCGAAGGAGTAATAGGGTTTAATAAATATACCAATGATGGAGGAGCACATTATTATAGTAGTTACCCTGTAACTATAATAAATAGAGAAAATTATAAAGATTATTTAAAAGGTTTGGGAAAATGTTTAGTAGTTACAGGTGGATGTAAATTGGATAGTAATGACCCATATTTCTCACCAGTTTCACATAAAGTTATGTTTTTAGCAGGTTATGAAGTAGGATTAAAATGGGATGAAAAATATCAAATACTAGGATTCAATAACGTATGCACTGGAAGCATGATTCAAGATAATACATTACCAGGACCTGAAACTTCTAAATCATTTGATTTTTTGTTTCCTTATGGATTTGCACTTGGATTAAAACACGCCAGAAATTATATAATGACAGATGGACAAAAACTAAAAGAAATTGAAGAACATTTAGAAGATATGGTAACACCACTTACTCCAGATAAAAAAAAACCTAGGTGGATAGAATTTGCGCGTGAAAAATTACCAGTAATTAATATCAAGGATATGTATCAATGTTATCAAAGTGCTAATCCAAATGAATCAAGTGACTTAACTAATGGGAAATTAACACTATTACAAGATTTTTGGTATTCACCTTTTGGTCAAACAGTAGTATTTCATCCTGGTGTCACTGAAGAAAGACAAATAAAAAAAACAACTAATTCAATTAAAGAATACCTCTTAGCATTGTGTTTACAAAATGGTAATGGTGGTCTTGTAATTGCTGCATCAGGAGGTCCCACAGTAACACAGAATATTATATTGTATACTTGTCAGAATTCAAATGTATATACTTATAGTATAGCTGGTTCTAATCCTCCTGACAAAGCGAAGACTGGTGCTATACCTCCATCATTTGAGCGAACAACCGAAGCTTCATTTACATTTTTACTTGACGGAAGATTAAATACTATAAAAGGTGAAGATGGAAAAGGTGAATTATACCATGAAATTAAAGATTTATTAGGTGAGGAAGAAGCTAAAACAGCTAGAAAAAGAGTAACTGAAGCACAAAAAAATATAAAGGGTCTCCATTTTGCAGAAAGATTAAATTATTTAACTGTTAATGATGGATTAGTAACTCAGTTAGATTTTGAAACAAATACATCGCGTCAATATGATTGGAATGGATTTACATCATTAAGAACATTAATGAAATATGGTAGAGAATGCTTTGAAAAAATGCAGTTTGGGAGTGGTGGTGTGTCTGTTGGAATCGGACATAATGGTGGTGTCCGCAGAGTTAAAAATTCAAGAAAAAATAAAAGAGCAGTTAAAGTTTCTAGAAAAAATAATAGGCGTGTTAATGTATCTAGAAACAAAACTCAAAAAAGAAAAAGAGTTAGAACAAGAAGAATTAATCGATTAAATGCATAAATGCGTCTATATCCCACTTATACTTGTCACATATAAGTCGCAGTAATTTTAAATTTTGTGCCCTAACTATATTTTTTATATCATCGCATAATTCGTAACTTATGTCGAGGTCCATAACAGGTATAATCACTAATCACTATTTATTCAGTAATAATTAATAAAAAATAATCAATTTTAAAAGAGTGAAAAAAATAAAGCGCAAGGTAATACTAGAGTTGCCGCCCAACCCAATATATTTACTAAGTAATTAAATTTATTTGTTTTTTTAAATCCTTCTGTTAAGGCATCGTGGTCAGTAGTATTTAAATTAAATGTATCTATAGCAAGTGACAATCCATCATAAGTTTTTATTCCAAGTATGTCCCAATTTTTTGAATTTTCAGTTCTTGAAAATGCCTGAACCGCAAGTGGATAGTCATAAACCCAAAAGTTACTACAGTATTCACTACTGTGTGCTTTATCAAAATGAATATATGGGAACTCCCCTTTAGGATATTGTCGTAAAAATTTTTCTATAAAGCCTTCTGAGTAAATGACACAGTGACATACTGGAGCATGCATATGTTGCCTAAAGTTGTATCTAGTTCTAAATAACCAAGTAGGATTATAAACACTAATTAAGTGACCAAATTGTAGCAAGTCAACCTCTTCATTGGTTAATATATTTTCTATGTCGTTGTGAGTTTTAATACTCTTAATTTCCGGTGTAAAAACAAAATCATCTTCTAGTAACAATACTCTACCTTGATTTTTAAAATTCGTATTATAATGAAATAATGCGTGATAATAGGCGTCAGTTATATCATAATAAGATTTCTGCTCGGGTAAATTAGGTTTAGTTGAGTTTTTGTAACCTTTATTGTATTGTATAATTACCCGCCTACAAGGAGGCGCATAGTCTAATCTTTCTCTGATTGTATATCTCCGCGCACTGTTTTCCATAGTAAGAACATAAGCGCAATCAATAAACTTGCCTAGATAATCACTGGTGTCGAATGTTATTTCATCATAATAATAACTGTCTGGGTTCGTTACTATTAAAATAATAAAAAATATTTATAAATAGTTTTAAAATTATTAATTATTTAGCCTCAATATCACTCTTTTTACCGAGATATTTAGGGGCTTCCAAATTATAACTAAAAACGTTATCGTTTTCATCTACTAGATACTGTGTTCCTCTAATAAGTTCCAAATGAACACACAAGTATTCTTCATCATTATATGTAACTTCCTTCTTTTTGCGACCTCGTTTACCCTTTTCTTTATTGGCGTATGTAGGGTCATCAATGCGACCATGTGGTAGTCGCTTCATATGACTCAGACAAAATTCTTCGCCATTACGACGACTTCTAGTGCATTGATGTCCATCAATCTTACGCCCAAGACACTGTAGGTCCTTGGGAAGACTTCGACGATTGCGTCTTTTAATTCCCATTTTTACACCAATCTTTGATACGTCATCAACGTATTTTGATACTATTTCATCTTTGGAAATACCATAATCTCGACCTACTTTTCCTAAGAGACCAATAACTTCTTCTTTTATAATTTTGAAAAGTTCATTAGGTGCAGGTGGTTTAATTGTAATTCCATCAAAAGTAGTTTCCTCGGATTTGTCACCGCCCCCAACAAAATTATGTGTTTGTGTATGTTGAATTTTCGCTATTGTTGCCATTATTATCGCTTAAGTATTATTAAATTAAATGTTTTATAAAATTTTATATCAATTTTAAAAATAAAAAGATTATTAAGACTTAAGGATTTACTGTGGATGACATGGTATTTCTCCAGGGTCTTCAGTTTCACTGGCGCCAGCACTAGAATCATAAAAATTTCTACTTTCATATCCAGCGTTAGTTTTATTTTCAGTGACACGAGTTTGTGTAGAAATCTTATTGGCATATTCTCCTTCAATCTTTTCCATAAGTTTTATTGGATATTTATTCCCACCTTCTGTGTTACCTGAACCAGAACTATTATCGCGTTTGGAAAGTAATTTTCTCAGGTAGTCTTTCCTTTCGTCAGATATATAATTAGGGAATACTACATCGAATAAAATGAATAGGTCACCACGATAACCAGTTTCATTTACTGGCATTCCTTCACTAGAAATTTTATAAACACTATCAGGTTTAATTATGTCGCTTGTTTTTACTGTGAAATTCCTTTTGTCTATAGTTGTAAAATTTAAATCGGCACCACACAAGGCATCTATTAATGAAATAGGTTTTCTTAATACTAAATCATTGTCTATGCGAGTATAATATTTATTGTGTTTTTGTAGTAATATAATAATAAGATTACCAGGTAAATCATAGTCTGGATGCTGATTTCCCATTTTCTCTAATACAATTTGTTCATTAACTCTAGTATTAGGTTTTATGCGAATATTAACTTTTCGTTTAACATTTTCTACACGCCGTCCTTCGCATTTTAAGCATTTTTCATCTTCGCGTATAAATTTACCTCTACCATTACATTGATAACAAGTGGTTTGAGATTGGGATATCATAGCACCCATTTGCCTTATTTGTGTAATTACTCCAGTGCCGTCACACTGTGGACAAGTAATTACACTCTTAGCCGTTTTTCCACCACATCCATTACAATCACTACAGACTTGTGTTAAATCTATAATACTTGATACATTATTACACATATAAAAGTCGTCAAGAGGTATTTCTATTTTTTGAGTTTTATCAGGACATTTTTTCACTACCTTTCTAGTTCTATCACTTCCGAATCCATTGCCAAATCCATTACCAAAAATATCATTAAACATATCAAATGGATTTGAACCACCTGAAAAATTCATATCTACATTTCCATTTTGTAATCCAAACTGGTCATAATTACGCCTTTTTTCAGGGTTGCTAAGTATCTCATTTGCCTTCGATATTTCTTTAAATTTCTCCTCTGCTTCAGTTTTAGCGTTTGCGTCCTCAGTTTTTATTCTATCAGGGTGATATTTCATTGCTAGTTTTCGATATGCCTTTTTTATTTCGGTTTCACTAGCGTCTCTTGATACACCCAATGTATCATATAACTTGTTATCTCGAGAATTCATCTGTTCAAATACTCTAATATATGCTTAAGTATATTTTCTTTTTCGAAATCCTCCCTATTAACAAATTTTTCAAATATTTTTATCTTTTCAGTATCATTTGGTATTAAGTAACTCAGTGTGAATTCAAAATCTCTAACTAGTTCAGTTGTGAAAATCAAATAAAATAGATGGCGTTTAGTTTCGCTTGGGTCATAATTTAAATAATTGTCATATAATTCATAACAAATGTCTAGTATTAGGGCAATTCCCAATGTTTTGTCGCGCTTATTTTCTGGCAGTAGCATAATTTCATTTATTTTACTTTTGAATAATTCAAATTTATAGTTAGACAAAACAATAAATTCAGTGAATTCATTCAATGCTTTTCTAGATTTAAGAGATATCTCTAAGTTACTGTAATATTTTGACAAGTCCATTATTCATTCTCATAGACATTTTTTCTATTAAATTTGCGAAGAAATCACTATTACATTTGTATTTGTTAAATTCCTGAATTAAATCACGGGTAAAGTTTTGAAATAATTTTAGTGAATTATCGCTTCCTAATGCTATTATATGATTCATAGTTCTTCCTTCTTGTAAATCACTACAATAGTCATCAAAATCATCACTGATTTGATATAATTTACCAAATAGTTTGCCTATTTCTATAAATTTTCGAGATTCTTTTAATATAACTTCACTTTCCTCGTTACACTCGTTACTCGTAATACACTCGTTACTCGTAATGTAACCAATATATCCAAACAAAAACGCTAATGAAAACAGTGTAGATGTCTTTAAACATAGTAACTCGCATTTCTTAAAAACACTTAATCCTGAACTAACGTTTTTGTATAAGTCTATGAACTGGCCTATGGCGGTGTCTTGAATAATATCAATTACTACTCTAATAATTCTAGGAAATTTTGAAAGGCGTTTATAAATTAATGCCATAGCATCTAAAATAAATTTGTTACTAAGTTTTTTTGCTTCTAAAACAGAATATTTAACGTGAAAACAAGGTTTCCCTCTACGCATTAAATCGTTGTCCATACAAGGCAAGTCGTCTAGTAATAAACTTGCTGTATGAATTAACTCCACTGAAAGCATTAAATCGAGAATAATAGGATTACCCGCTTTGAAACTAAAACCTGCTAGTTTTTTGTAGATTTCCAACGTAATTAATGGTCGCAATGCTTTTCCAGAAAATAAGCAGTATTCTGCCATTTCTCTAAAATCATTACTATTATTTTCATTTTTTAGGATATACTCTTGAATACGTGTATCTATAATTGTTCTGTCTGGAAACATATAATAAGAAAAAACAAATTATTCGGAGTATTTGAACTCCTTAGGGTTTTTATGATAGTAACTACAATAGTTGAATTTTAATGCCTGAATGCCAGTTTTATCTCCGCTTACAGCGTCATAGTTAGCAAGAAATCCAGGTATCTTGACCTTGCCTTCGCCATTATATAACTCACGAATTATATTAGGACATTCTGTTGAACTATAGTTATATTCTTTATTTTCAGGAGTAGGTTCTACACCATAGGTTGCCTCATAAACATTATCATTGTTTTCATCTAGTAATCTACGTTTTTCACCAGTAACAATATCTCTACAATGAAATTTGATACCTTTTAATCCTCCAGCTTTTTTACCAACGTCACCAGAGTGTAATGTTTCTATTTTATATAAGGCACTATGTGGAGGACAGGAAAAATCAATACCTACACCTTTGTTTGTTTTTAATCCAATTTTTCCTTCTCTAGACCTTAAATTACCGTTTGAATCATTATAATAATCTAATAATAAATCATTTTCCTTGGATTTTTTCAATACTCTATTATTTTTGTCATATGTAAATTGAATAGCATGAATATCTCCATCATCTCCTCTGGCATTTTTTGAGTAAGTTAAAACTGCACCATTAAAGGGTTTATTTGTTCTTGTGACTTCTTCTTTATCAGTTTCTGCATTATAAACTAATTCTTTTACACCTACATTACGACTTACTCTACATTTTTCCTTTGCGAGACAACTACTCTTGCGAGTTCCTAATATACTTTTGCTTACATCAGTAACACCTCTTTCATTATGTGTGCTCCACTGTGGAATAATGCGTGCTTTATCTAAATCTAGTGTTGCGTTGTCTAATACACTAACATCAATAGTATATTTCTCAGGATTAGGAACCTTTTTAAATTTAAATCTCTTGATTTTATGACTAGTAATGTCACATTTTTTATCTTCACCTGGTTCTCCTCTAGCACCATAATTACCCCTAGGTCCCTTTAATCCCGGCTTAGTTATACGATAATAATACAATGAAACAGTATATGTAGCTATAGCACAATTTATAACAATAAGAATAACGAAAATTGGATAAAAATCATTAAACATTTGATTATCAACTAATCCAATGAATTTACTCTTTAGTGAAATGAGTAAAAATAAAACTATGAAACTACTTATAAATCCCACTGAGAATGGTATTCGCCAATCTAAACTAGTTTTCATTTCTAGTATAATAAAATAAAAAAAAATACTCAGATTATGCTAGGCTCTGTAGTCCCTTAGGTTTTTCAACAAAACTACTACCCTGGAATTTTGTAAAATAGGTTTCCATATATTTATCTACCTTTTGATAGTTCATCGCAATCATTTGACATCCAGTATCAAAGAAATTTTGTGGGTTATAGTTTCTAGTGAAAAATGAATTTTCTTGAGGAACAACTAAACCTAGGTTGTCGCGCATTTGTGTTCTTACATCGTCCATATTTAATTTTACGTTGTCATAACTTGAAACTTCATCTACTAAACTTGCAAAGGATATTTTGTGGAAATCGTCACGCTCAAGTGAAAAATTCACAATTTCTTCTAACTTACTATTTTCATAACCTCCACTGGTCATAACAACTACCTTGCCCATTAATTCACGCATAGGTGTATTAAGTAAGTCGCCTCTTCCGTAACTAAACTTGCTTGGAAGTAATCTTGATTTGAAATATTTGAATAAGGTTTCTTGAATTCTATTGTGACACTTGAAGTTTTTGTTTGTTTTAAGATTAAGTATTAAAATGAATGGGTCATCATAATTGTTGACGAACCCACTTGTAAAAACGCTCTTTGCTAGTGTTTGACAGAATTTATCAAAACTCATTGTTGTTAAGGTTAAACGCCAGTTACCTTTTTCAAAACCACTAGATACTACAGGGAAAGCGTCGTCGCTTAGTGTATCATTAAATATATCAACATAAATAGCGCGAGGACCAGATTTAATAGTTTGGAGTAAAATTCTATCACTAGTATAGTCAAACAACTGGTTTTTACCTAGGTAAGGGCGGAATGCTGTTGCTACATAAAAATTTTTAAATAATTTATCTTGTCTTCCTTCTTGATATAGATATCTGTAATCCACTACATAATTGAGTGAATATTTGTTTAACTCAACAATTACAGAACCTACACGGTAAGTTTCACTGGTGACATATACTAAGTTTATTAATAGATAAATGAAGAATAATGCTAATATAACATTTCCCAAACTTAATCCAGATGAATAATCTTTAACTCGCTGAATTATTCCTCTGCTATTGCTTACACTACTCTTATTTGAATTTGCTAGACTCTTGGACCTGTTTTGTCCTGCTTGTCCTTGGATAGCTCTTTCTAATTTTGCTACCTCAGATTCAGGTCCTCTATAACCACTACCGCTACTTCCATAACTTCTTCCGTTACCACTCGCGCTTCCACTACCGCTACTTCCATAACTTCTCGCGTTACCACTTCCATTTCCACGAGAATTATTACCTCTTTTAGCGCTTGAACTATTACTAACTAATGATAATTTATTAATTTCGTTGTTTAAATCTAATTTCATTAGGTTTTCTAAATTATTCATATCCTACAATAATATTTTATTTTTTTTTTAATTTTATCGAATGAAAAATGCGTCTATAAAAAATTTGAAACTCTCCTCGGTTTCCATTTACAAATTGTTTTTAAATCTCAAAATCTATAGATTTATTTTTTTCAATCTAAAAATTATTTTGTTAGGTATATAATACTTCAAAATGACATCTCAAGAAATTGTAAAAGAAGAAATTCTCCAAGAACGCGAAAATCGTTTTGTGCTTTTCCCAATTGATTATCCAGCTATTTTTGAAAAATATAAACAGGCAGTCGCTAGTTTCTGGAGCGTAGAAGAAGTAGACCTTTCCAAGGATTTAAATGACTGGGAAGGTCTCAGTGACAACGAACGCCATTTTATCGAACATGTATTAGCTTTCTTTGCTGGTAGTGATGGTATTGTAACTGAAAACCTCGCCCAGAGATTTATGAATGATATTCAAATTCAGGAAGCCAAGTGCTTCTATGGTTTCCAGATAGCAATGGAAAACATCCATAGTGAAATGTATTCACTTCTTATTGATACCTATATTCGTGACGCCAAACGTAAAGATGAACTTTTTAATGCCATTGACCGTATTCCTTGTATTAAAAAGAAGGCAGACTGGGCACTTAAATATATTGAATCAGACGAAGCAACTTTCCAAGAACGGCTCATCGCATTTGCAGCCGTTGAAGGTATTTTCTTCAGTGGTAGTTTCTGCGCTATTTTCTGGTTAAAGAAACGTGGATTGATGCCAGGTCTCACTTTTAGTAACGAACTTATCTCTCGTGATGAAGGATTACACACAGAATTTGCCACTGTAATTTATAGTATGCTCACCGAGAAACTCGATAAATCACGACTTCAACAGATTATTACTGATGCTGTAGAAATTGAAAAAGAGTTTATTACAGAGAGTATTCCTTGTAGACTTATTGGAATGAATGCCGAGTTAATGAGTAAATATATTGAATTTGTAGCAGACCGACTCCTAGTTCAGTTGGGTAATGATAAACACTACAACTCTGAAAATCCATTTCAGTTTATGGAAATGATTTCAATGGAAGGTAAAACCAACTTCTTTGAAAAGAGGGTAGCGGATTATTCAAAGGCAAATGTTTCTACAAACAATACTGGTGCCGATAATGACCTTTCATTCGACAATGATGACTTCTAAATTTAATTATTTATTTCTTTATTTTGTAACTAGCCAATTTCTTCTTTTGAAATCTAGTAAGTTTTTGTATAAGGTCATATCTGTTTAGTTTCTTTCCCCTCTTACTTCCACGAACGTAGCGAGTAATAATACGTTTTTCTTTGGCATATTCCTGTAACTGTTTATTTGTATAATTAGCGAATTTGTAATTAACAGTGCAAGCAATTCCTTGTCCAGGTGGAGGATTTTGTCCTCGTAACACACTTTTATAGCAAATTCCATATGGATTGATGCCTTTTTCACGCACCTTCATAAGACAACTACAGTATTTACGCCCCTTCAATGTGAGGCGTATGTCTAATTTAGTTTTATTATTTTTACGAGTATTTTTCATTAAAATAAACCTACAAAAAAAAAATATTAACGTCCTAAACCTGTAAAACTTTCAAGTGGAATACTAGTATTCACACTTTTTTTTGTATTATTCTGTGAAACAGCACGCCTCTTTCTACTAATACATTTTTTATTTACACATTGAAGTAAATCACTAGCACAATCATCATTTTTTTCACATTTATCATTTTCTCCTCGTATTATTTCGTCACAAATACCTGTTAAATATTTATCTCGAATACGTTTCTTACATAATGGAAGATTTCTTGTATCAGTAACTATACATTCTCTATCATCTACACAGCGCTCACCTATTTTAATTGTCTTACGACCAGATTTCTTTGGTTTCTCTGGGGAACAAGAAGTATTAACACTTCTTTTAACGAAAATGCCATTTTCCCTTTCATTAAAATTTAAAAAACCACCAATCTCAGAGAAAACACCTGAGAGGTCTCTTTGGTCTTCTCTAACAGAGTTAAGGTAATTACCTACCTCAGTATTATATTGACCTTGCTCACAAGGAACTCTATAATCCATAGTGTAACTTCCCGGAAATTGTATTAATCCTCCAAATGCGACTATATCGCCAACTCCACCAATAGATTTAAAATCTATTGCTCTATTGTCTCCTCCACTTTCACTCCTATTGCCACTTTCATTTTCACTTGTTTCTAAACCTACACTTTCACGTATTTTATCACCTACACCACTTATAGCATCACGTGTTTTCTCAACAGCTGATTCACCATATTCTTTTAGTGCGTCAAGTCCATTAGAAAAACTAGAGGGTAATTCAGGTAGTTTAAAATCTGTTAGTTTTATTTCAGCCATAACCTAATCTACTATAAAGTAAGAAATTAAATCAGCGGTCTATTAAGCTTCGCACAATTTTACAAACCAGAGGCGGAGGAACAGCATTACCTATTTGAGTAATTTTGTTTTTATTAGTGCCTGTTAGTGTAAAATCCGCTGGAAAACCCTGAATTTGTTTCAATTCATCTGGTAGAATACAACGAATAAAGTTACCATTAGCATTGCGTAAAGGAACGTATAGTCTTGGTTGGTGGTCATAACTACAAATTATAGTTTTACTTGTTTCGCGAATGTCAACGATTTCACTATGAATAGGTGATATCCTTTTACCAAATGATAATAGATTTTCGTGACATTTATCTCCATAATCAGTATCTCTTGTTTTTGCTTTCAACCGCAAATATGGATGAACATTTTCGGGAATTTCACCTTCTGTATTTTCTAAATTTGTTACGATACATTCTTCTGGAATACTTAAAAAGTCAAAGTCTTCAGGAGTTATCTGAATAGCACCAGTCATATCGAACTTAATAATATCTTTAAGATTTAGGTCACCAGTATCTTCACCCTCGGGAAACTCGTAATTATTGTCGAGGTCATTGCGGATACCTACAATAATAAGTCGTTTGCGTTCCTGTGGAACTCCTACTTCTGTTGCCTTAAATACACGATAGTATATTGTGTAACCAATTGATTCAAACTCACTTTTAATAACAGAGATATATGTTTCTCCGGAACTTGTTTTTCTACTTAGTAGACCAGATACATTTTCACCAATAATATAACGTGGTTTCACTAATCTAGTTGCTCTGGAGAATTCTCTGAAAAGTGTGTTTCTTGGGTCATCAGGTAACTTTTTACCAGCATTTGAAAATCCCTGACATGGAAATCCCGCAAACAAAACGTAAATGTTCTTGCTAGAGAATTTTAAAAATTCACTATCAGGAATTTTAGTAATATCAGTTACTGGGCGTCCTTTTTCATCACTAGTTGAAATAAGACTACTTTCTGGAAAATTAATTTGATGTGTTTCAATGGCACTCTTGTTGAATTCATTGAATGCTATTACACGACATCCTGCCATCTCAATTCCTAGTGTATCACCACCCATTCCTGAAAACAAACTTATAGCAAGTCTTGGTTTTTTAACAATTTTCATATTAATATTATTATTTAACCATTTTTCAAGTAATAGTTTTTTACAACATTTAATAATATACACTCCCAGAGTTACAGTTCTATAAAAATTTAATCTTACCTTATATTATATGGAGCAGACCTGTGGTAGTAAAAAAGTTTTTGATAATAGCGACTACAATAGTAGTGATGGAATGCTAACATACGTTTGGGGTCCAAGTATGTGGCATACTCTCCATACAATTAGTTTTAATTACCCCGTAAATCCTGATAAAGATACTAAGTTACAATACCTAGAATTCTTCCGTGGATTAAAACATATTTTGCCTTGTAGATATTGTCGTATTAACTTAGTTAATAATTTGCGTAAGGTTCCATTAACAATGAAAACAATGAAAACGCGTGAAAGTGTATCTAGATGGGTGTATAATCTCCACGAGGAAATAAACAAGATGTTAGGTAAAAAGTCAGGATTAAGTTATGAAGATGTTCGTGACCGTTACGAAATATTCCGTGCTCGTTGTATAGACGATGTTGCTGGTAAAAAGAAAAGTAAAACTAGAAAATTTCAAAAAGTTACAAGCAGAAAAACAAAGAAAGAGAAAGGATGCACTAATCCATTGTATGGTGTTCGTTCAAAGTGTGTAATCAATATAGTTCCAAGGGATACACGCTGTAAGAGTTTCTCTATTGATAAGCGATGTAAATTACGTCGTCGCAAGAGTAAGAAATAATTAGAAATTATTAGAAGTATTTTAAATTCAAGTATTTTATATTCATTTCACGAGTAACCTCTCGTAGTTCCCTATTGAGGTCTTCAACATTATTTATTTCACGATTAACAATAGTATATCCACGATTGAAATATACTTCAGGATTTTCACCGGAAACCCGAGGTATTACTAGAATATTGTTATTTCCTTCAAACAGCATAATTATTATTAATTATTACTTTGTTTACAGTTAAGTTCGTTCATAAAATTACAAAATATTGTAGCGGTATTTAAATGACATTCTTCTTTCAAAGACGGAATAAATTAGAACCAGTTGATTATATTTTTAATTCAAACACAACACATAATGCTAGTTTAGAAATAGCAACTAGTGTATTAATGAATCTAGAAAAAACATCAGAGTGCCAAGTAGATACATCAAATACCTTTAATGATTTAGAAATATTCAATAGTGTAAGTGAGGATACACCTAGTGTTGTTAAAAGCATAGACAAAACCTATACTTTTATGGGTAAGAGTAAATTACATCAGGTTCTTAAAAATCCAGTAGCAGATATAAAAACATTAAAGGGTCTTCAAAAAAATATTCGAGCATTAAGAAATAGCTCAAGATACACAGAGATAGTTGAATATCTAGAAATTCTTAGGGAACAGGAAAAATCTGTTTTATGGTTGTTACGCGAGAAAACTACTGAGGAAACTCATATAATAGACCAGTTGTATTTTAAGAATAGGTTTCTTAAACACCTGAATTCAAACGAGGTTGTTATGAATATTTACAATTATTTTAGGATAATTTTTTCACCGGTTTATGGTTTGTTATCGCCAGTAATGTTTATGCTAGTTCCTTTTATTTACCTAAGAATTTTTACAGGTATTCGTATTCCATTTACAACATATATGAAATTATTTCGAATGACACTCTTCGGAGGAATACCAGACCCTATTGATATGATAAGAACTACTCAACAGGCATATAATTCACGTAATCCTGAAATGATACGTAACCTACTAGGAAGAGACGCTTCAAGAGGTGGAAATATCAAACTATCAAAGATTGCAAGTATGCTGTTTTCACTAGTATTGTATATTCAAAATGTTATTAATAGTTTTGAAATATCAGGTAGAACTCGTGAAACCATAGATGCTATACACGTAAAATTAAATAGTTGTGCCGAATATATTACAACTGCTAATAAATTAATTGAATTAACCAACACTATTCTTGAAAGAAATAATGAGACACCCCAAAGTCCCTTTCCTATATTGGCAAATTCAACATTCCGTGAAAAACCTAGTTTGACTAGTAATAAGGGTTACATTCTAGTATCTTTTAAGGAAATTAGGGAAAACAGTGATAAATTTTATAACTTACTTTCTGGTGTAGCAGAAACAGACTATCTAGTTAATACTATACAACTACTTAACGACACTGTTACAAATGGACCTAAATATTGCTTTGCCGATTACTTAGTTAATGATAAGCCATTAATAGATGCACGCGATATATGGCATCCTTGTCTAGACCATGACCGTATTGTTTTGAATAGTATAAATCTTGATAAATCTAGACCCAATTTGGTTATTACAGGTCCTAATGCTGGTGGGAAAAGCACATTTATTAAATCAATAACAATTAATGTATTACTTTCACAAACTCTAGGAATAACTGCGGCTAGTGAATTCCGTATCACACCTTTCTCATTAATAAATACTTATTTGAATATTCCTGATGTAAAAGGTAAGGAATCTTTATTTGAGGCGGAAATGCATCGTGCCAGAGAACACCTATTGAAATTACAGAATCTGGCAAGTGACAAATTTAGTTTCTTAATTATGGATGAAATTTTCAGTAGCACCAATCCTGAAGAGGGTATATCTGGCGGATATGCTATATGTGAAATGTTAGGTAAATACAATAATAGTATATCTATTATAACTACTCATTTCACAAAATTAACTAAATTAGAAGAATCTAGTAATTTCTCTTGTTACAAGATACCTATAAATAGAGATGAAAATGGTGAGATTGTTTACACCTATAAATTAGAACCAGGTGTATCAGACCAATTTATAGCCTTAGAACTTCTTGGAAAGAAGGGTTTTGACCGTGACATTGTTAATAGAGCAATAAATTTATGCAAAGACATTCGAAAAAATCCAGAAC